TTCGCGGGGGGTGTGGTGCTGGATGGGAGCGGTGCCTCAATCGATACACCAAATAGAGTCCTGCCAAATGGGTTTACTGTAGGTTGTATAGTAAGCGTAGAAGGGTTTTTTACGCAAAGTGCAGCGCAATTGTGGTATGAAACGTCAAATAATACTATATCTTTAGAAAATAGTAAATTATTTTTGAGGCTCGGAGGAGTTAATTACAATTTTTCCCACACATTTGAAACAAACACACCTTATTTAATCGTATTAACTAGAGATGATGCTGACCTTGTATCACTATATGTTAATGGGAATTTTGTAAGCTCCCAGACCATTTCTGGGGATTTTGTTTACAATGTTTTTGGGGCGAGATTGACATTTATCACACTCACTGGTTCTGTAAGGGATTTGTTCGATGTCAACTTTGCCCTTTCCGCAGCAGAGATTACCGAGTTGCACACCAACGGCCTCCGCGCCTTCATCGCCGCGCATCCTGAGTACCAGTGGGGAAAACCAGATTTGATTACTAATGGTGATTTCAGTGATTTCAAGACCAACTGTCTTGAGTGCATCTACAAGCTCATCCATGCGATCGTACACTTCGCGTTCTTTGCGATCGAGTATGCGATTGTACTCTTGATGTGCTTTGATGATCTGTTCGCTGTGCGCCATTCTGATCTGACGCTTTTGAGAGAAGTACTGTCGTGCAAGTTTCATTTCTTCAAGTTTTTGTTGTGTGTTAATTGCATTATAAAGATCTCAACTTATTCTCCCATATGCAACTATTTTCAAAGATTTCTTTTAACGTTTTATGCATGCTTATACGTGGTATGCTTTGCAGGATACGAGGATTCTAGAAATAATACTGTTATGCTAATTAACAATATTGATCTCATTGCATAACTGTTTCCACGTTAAACCATTTCTGTCTCGGAATACAGAGTATGGAAGACGTCCTTTATGATGAAGAAATTGTGGAACAAAATCTTTGACGTTACTCTTAGTGATCCATTTAAGTTCACACAACGTTTGTTGAAGTTCGTGACCTTTACTTGCATGATCATACCCTAACAACTCGGCCAACATCAAACAACTTAATTTCGGCCTGTTGTCGCTATTATACTTTTCAGCGATCTTTGCGTTCTGATTTTTGGAACCTTGTATTGAAGAAGCTTGAATGCCAATACGTTTTTGCAGTTTTTTTCGGCGATATTGGTGTTTCAAGCTTTTTCTTTGCGATGACAGATTCCTTCTCAATTCACAAAACGCAATCCTCGCTTCAAGATGGTTTATATATGCAAAATGAATCTTAAAGATTAAAAACGAGCCTTTCCTCTTTGATAAACTATTCCATTTCAGATCGTAAAAAAAACAAGCAAATAACTTATCGTAGCTACATAGCTGATAATAAGATCCGTGATCTATTAACCAACCTAACTGTACAAGTTTGCTTATATATCTGCGAATAGACGAATTGCTATAACGAGTGATACTTCTCAACTGCGTAACAATTGTGCCCTTAACAAGACGGCCTTCAGTATTAACAGTCTTACAGCGGTACCAAAACATCAAAGGCTTTTCAACACCTTGAATGCGCGCCTTACGATAGATGCCTTGTGGAACCTTGAAGTATCGTTGTTTATTCATGCAATACTATCTACTTATATACGTCATCCATGAATAATCGCTACTGTAATATCGCGACAGTATCGGCAATCTATCAATAGACTGAACAAATGCAGAATATCGCTGTGCATAGTTGCTTCCAATGATATCGTCTTGTGTTTGTACATTAGGAAGGGCCTGTATTTGCGTATACAACAATTTTGTAATATCACGACCAATAACTTCAATGTATGGCGTGTTAGAGTCGTTGCAGTTGAACTCAGTATACGCAAATACGCAATTGTCTATAACAACAACGTTATATCCCAACAATGTTAATAACAGACCTCCTCGATCGAGCTGATCTTTAGTTAATAAATTAAACGTATCGGACTTCTTCATACATCAAACATGTTTTGTGCTTTACTTAAATGTCTTTTCTTCTCGTGAATAAATTTTTTCGCATGTTGTGCAGAGCGTTGACGAAGCATCGCTTCACGCTGCTGTGGTGATGCCATAGTAAATTTACCTAACGACAAAGAGTGAAGATCAACATCGCCATAGTTAACGAGCTCAAGGTTGTCACTACAGCACTCTGTACAAATAATACGGTGCTTTTTATTAGGAAAACCTCGCTTGTAGTAATAAGCGATACGACCTTGTTGATCTGTCATAGATACATTGTCACAATAATCGTTAGGATGACCACAATCACCACATTCGAAAAACTTACAGTTCGCCATATTTATTGTTTTTGTTGTGCTAATTCTAGAATCCACAATGCATCTGCCTCATTATCGTCGTTACCACAATAGTTGAATGTTTTAAATGCTGCATCAATCATACTCTGTTTATTCGCATTACCATTGCCTGTTGCAAATTTTTTAACTTCTTTGGCAGAGACCTGCTTGAACGTAATGTTGTGAAGTGCACAGAATCTTTGAATGCATGCAATAATTTTCGCATGATGAATAATTGCATTTTTATGACGTCCTGAAGGTCTTTCTGCAACAATTATATCAAAAGTGCATAATTGATGCATATCGTATAGCCATCGTTCAACTTGTAGTAACTTTTTCCCCATTCGATGAGGATCTTTTGCATTGTGCTTTAACTTTAATACTCCATAATAATCCTCACTTACTGCCCATCCAAGTTTTGTAGCGGGATCTATTGCCAGAATGCAATTTGCCATGTTTTTTTGTGACAAACAATACTCAAAGTATTTTTACAGAAAAACAGGCAATTATTGAATAGTAGAGTAGTTATTATGCTTTTTCACTGTGACTATATTATTAAAAATATCTTGTGTACTTGCGTGAGTTACAACACAAATAGTGCGTTCAAGATTTTGCAAACTTTTTAACAACACAGTAACACCGAGCTCATCAAGTGAATTAATAACCTCATCCATGAATAACAGATTAAGACCTCCATTATTCTCACACGACATATTGATAAGTTGTTGACGAGCAAGTAAGGCACAAATATTCATACGTACACGTTCCCCTTCACTAAATTTGCTATGTTTGCCTTTCTCCACTCCACTACGTAACACCTTGACACTTATCTTCTCACGAGTCTTTCCTGATTTCGTTTGTGAATATCCATCAAGAGTAATGCGTAAATCCGTATCGAGCTGTTGTAAATAGCGATTGGTAAATGTCTCAAAAACTTTAAGACTCTTACGCACAAGATATGCCTGAAATTTCTTGAATAAAATTTCATATGCTTGATACTTACCAAGCACATCTTGTTTGCGATCTTCCTTATTAACAATGTCATCGAGATTACCTGTAAGTTCAGCAATACGCGCTTCGTATGGAGCTACATCGAATGCTTTATCAGAGGATTGAGCTTGTTGAAGTTGATGAATTGTGTTATTAAGCTTTTCTCTACGTTGTGTTAGTGATGTTTGCTGCTCACTTAATTGACGCATACGTTGATGTGCACGTTTAATTTTATCGGCAATGACATTATAGCGATCTTTACTGCTTTTATGCTTATCTTGTACCTTCTGAACACTTTTTTTGGCCCAATCAGCTTCTTGTTGTGCATCTCTCTTTAGTAATAGTGATTGTTCAAGTTGTTCTGTTAATTGATCAAGTGGTTTATCTGTAGATAGGCTAAATTTGTGATTACAACTGGGACATGTTGCGGTTGTTTTTAAAGAGGACTGTAATTGAGAGATTGACGCGTTGATCTTAACGAGCTCCTGTGAGCACGAATGTTGATATGTTCTTAATTCCTCTACTTTCTCAGACACCTTGTCTACGCTACTTTGCAACTCATCACGCTCTTTTGAATATTGATCAATTGTAGTGTTGCCAATTTTCAATCTATTGACCGTATCTTGAAGCTGTTCTGATAACTGCTGTATCTCTTGTGTATACTTGTCAATCTTCTGAGATATCTCGTCCTTCTTATCATCCTGATTTTCGTTTCGTGCAATTATCTGCTTATTCTCATCAATACATCCTTGTATGTGTGATTTTTGTATACGTAATTGTGCAAGATCTTTCTCGATGTCTTTTTTTCTTTGAGATATCTCTTCGAAAAGTACATCAATAACATCTGCCTTAGAAAAACGCATTATAAGTTCACGCTTCGCACTTTCCGTTGTAGAAAAGAATGGTGTGTACTTAGATTTACTGACAAGAAAGCAATCAAAAAGGTCTTTACGGGAAATATTGAGTTGACGTTCGATTGTGTTTGCTGCTTCATTTGCACTAACAGGTTCATCGTTGATATATACAGATGCAGATTTACCTCTTGTAAGTTCTCTGCGAATCATCAATGCCTGTTCTGTAACAGAATTGGCAAGAATCATTTCTACAGATGCAGTGTCATGCAATTCGTGAATGAGCTCTTCGTTATTGCAATCACGCACGTACGTTCCTGTTAACGCAAATGCAATTGCATCAAGTAAGCCTGATTTACCTGATCCATTACTTTTCTGTCCTTGATCGTCTTCATTCTGACCAACAACAATTGCTGTTGTGTTATTATCGAATGTGAAGGTCTCTTCCTGTCCATACGATAGAAAATGACTTAGAGTTATAGAGATAGGGTACCACATATTATTGTTTATTCTTCTTCAAAATAAAATGCAACAACTTGTTCGCGAATTAAATCAAAAAACTCCTCATTACTACGTAAAAACTCAGCCATATTTTCTTTGCCCTGTGCAAGTTTGCCGTCTTCATATGAATACCACGAACCTGTTTTATGTAAAATACCACACTCTACTGCAAAATCGCGCATTTCTGCATACAGATCAATACCTTGTCCGTAACGAATTTCAAACAATGCAATACGTCCAGGAGGAGCTACTTTATTCTTTTTGAACTTTACTTTGGTTGGAGTGGCTATTTCATTCTTCTCCTTATCTTTAATTGCACTTCCACCTCTTCGCACTTCAAGACGTTGAGATGCATAGAACTTGAGAGCATTGCCACCGGTAGTTGTTTCAGGATTTCCAAACATTACACCGATCTTTTCACGAATCTGATTAATAAAGATCACTGTAACATTCTTATGCTTTATCTTGGCTGTTAGCTTACGCATTGCTTGGGACATGAGACGTGCCTGTAATCCCATTTTTGAATCACCCATTTCACCAGATAATTCTGCCTGTGGCGTTAACGCAGCAACACTATCAACAACAACAATTCCTACATCACCAGAATCAACAAGCATTTCGACAATATCAAGAGCCTCTTCGCCGCTACTGGGCTGAGATAATAAAAAGCGATCTTCAACAATACCCAACGCTTCAGCATATGTGCGATCGAATGCATTTTCAGCATCAACAAACCCAACATTCAATCCTGCTTTTTGTGCTTCAACACATACGTGAATTGCAATTGTTGTTTTGCCTGAAGATTCTGGACCGTAAATCTCAACAATACGGCCACGAGGAACTCCTCCTACTCCTGATGCGATATCAAGAGCGAGTGATCCAAAAGAAATTACCTCTATGTTTTGTGGTGATGCGTCGAGTTTCATAATAGCGCCTTTGCCATATTTCGATTCAACGTTTAAAATTAACTTATCTAGTGACATCTACAGTTGTTTTAGTAGGTTTTTTAATAAATCATCGAATTCAACATCATACAGTTTACAAAACTCTGCAAATTCTGCTTTTATTTTAGATGCATCAAATGCAACCATTTGTTGACGCGCCTCTTCCTCAGGAATTATTTCTTCATCATATGCGATTTTAAAACCATTGTCTTTCAATGATGAAGTGTCGACTTTGGCAAACTTATGGCGAGATCCAACAAAATGAAATTTGACGTAATCGTCACTGTTATTATATTTATCCATAATGTGTTTGACCTCACTCTCATCCGTATCTTCGAGATTAATTGTTACGTTGAGGTATTGAGGAAAATTGCACGTCTCATACTCAAACGTACCATCGTTATACAATACCACAATACCTTTATCTCCATCTTCGCCAAAATTATGAGGCATTGTACTGCCAAAATAGTGAATCTTACTACTGAGATCGTGCTTGTTATGATAATGTCCAACCAATACGCGATCAAACTGATTAAGATCGTCTTTACTTATACCGTTACTTACTTGAGAGCCGTCATTGTTAACTGCACCATCAACAGCAATATGTGTTATAAGAACATTTTTATGATCACTACTAATGTTGTCAATCGCCTTAAATAATAGATCGTTATATAACGTACCTTCTAATATGAATGGCACAAAATGATAACGAGTATTACCAATAGTTAAAAAACCTGGCTCTCGATACAATAAAAAATTTGGCCAATACATAAATGGATCGAGATACGAGTCAAGGCTGCTGTAATTGTATTTATCGTGATTGCCTGGAATGGCAACAAGCTTCAATTCGTAATTCAAGCACACATTAACCAAAATATCACGAAACGCGCATAACAGCTCTTGTGTTTGAGACTTACGACTTTCAAAAATATCACCAGCATGAAAGAGATACTCAACATCATAACGTTGTGCAATTTCACATGCCTGTTGATATACAGACTTGTTAAGTTCAATGTTGTTAGGCTTTAAGTGAGTATCTGTAATAAGTACTGCAGTTGCCTGTCTTTTCTTCATGAAGATTGGATTATAACTTATTGTTAGAAACGCAGGTGCGCAACAAAAAACATCACACACCTGCGAAACACAGTTTGATTAAATGTCAAGAGACGGACGCTTCTTGCCTCCAGATTTTTTAGGCTGTTCTTCAACCTCTTCTTCTTCCTCTTCGTCCTCGATTTCCTCTTCCTCCTCTATAGGCTGATCAATTTCTATTTCCTCCTCTTCCTCCTCCTCTTCGATATCGTCATCTTCGGCATTCATTTCTTCGCGAATGAGATTACGCAAATCGTCATCGCTATACTTCTTGAGTACGCGAATATTGAGATTGTTGTGTTTGATGAACACTTTGAGTTCTGTGCGATTCATCTCATCGTACTTGTCACCAGTTTCCTCCTCTTCATCCATTTCCTCTTCTTCTTGATCGTCCGCAACAGGATACAGGTCACTAAGGAATGCGATCATTTCGAGAAAACCTTCATCTTCAAACACGCCATATCCGTGCTTTTCGTCAAAAAGGCGAAGGCCCTGTACTGCCATTTCAAAATCACTGGACGTATACTTATTAACGTAGATGTTTTCAAGGGGCTCAACACTATCCATCTCTTCAAGTTGCTTGTCGGGCAATGGTAGTGGACGAGGGTAGTTTTTATTGCCAAGAATAGCGAACGAGCAACGATATCTATCTTTAGGCTGCACACCTTGACCGTTGTCGTATTTGATTGTAATAGGTACTCCTTCGTCAATATCTGTAAATGGCTCAGTTCCAATAGCCCCCTCTCCACTTGCAAGAACATTCATATCATCCTTTACGGTCGTTTTCAGTTCGAGGCGGTCGAGACTGCCGAATTCAATGCCTTTGTCGGTTTCACGAATATCCCATGCATAAACAATCCATGTCGTATTGGGACGAATGCCACCAACAAAACTATTGCTTGTGCGATATCCATAAATGTGCTTCAGATACGCGTAGCGCTCTTTTTTGTCAGAATACAATGATTGCGCGATCTTGTTGGCTACTTTGATATATTCATCAACAATGTCGTGACGATTGTGCTCTGAATGAATGCGCGCATCAAAAACTGGTTTGCGAATAATCTTTTTCTCGCCTTGCTTGTCACCGTCAACTTCCATAGGAAGATAACTGCGACTGAATGGATACCAGAATGCAAGAGTGTCTGGATGTGCAGGAGCAATGCGGAAATGGTTCGCACCAGGTTTTACTGTATGAAATCCGCCTCGGCGTGATTTCGAGCCACTAACTGCTTCAGTTTCTTGCTCTTGATTGGCAATAACTTCCACTTTAGTCGCTTTGTACTTTTGACGATAATCGTCTCTGTTCATAACGAAATTATTTAATTAGTTTATCAGAAGATGTAATAAGCATTTGGTTTATAACGCCCTCAATAATTTGAGACTCCATCTCGATAGGCGTTAATTTATCTGACATCTTGTTGAGCTTGTCATCTTTAGATTTAACAGCCCAAAAAATAGACTCAATAACGGCAAACTCGTACTGTTTACGCGTTAGTGTCTTTTCAGACAATATGATACCTTGATCTATACGAATCTCATCTGCAAGGTGTTTTTCAAGATATGTCGCTCTAACCCCTTCGCCCAAAGCCTTTGCTCGTAGTCTCTTACGAGTCTCAGCAATTAGAATATCGTGCTCAAGAGCAAAATCTTTAAGGTCTTTTTCTGCTTGGGCCTTGAGTATTCCAATGCGATTAAGAAGTGTTGATATGGTAAGAATTTCACCAACAATATTTTCGTGATGAATTGTTGTAAGGTCATCAACATCAATATCAGTATCGAATTCGCTAATATTAATGCATATGACTTTATTGGGAAGAAAACTCAAATGAATCGTATCTTGATCTCCAACAGTTGAGACAGTCACATTTCTTGGCATGATGTTTTATTTTTTGTGAATGTAAATATCAAAATATCTTTTCACTTAAACTACAACATAATTGCAATCTTCACCTATCGAGTGAATGCAATTACAATTATTATATGTGTCATACTGTACTTTACCAAATAAAAGTAGGATTCGTCCTTCATTGCCCTTAATAGCAGAACGAACATCATCCCAAACATCAGGCCATGCTAGTATCGTTAATATTTCGTCATTAACTTGTAATGTGATAATGCCAAATTTGTCAGATCTTTTTGTTTTGCGCTGTTTAAATTCAACAATAACACCACCAACAATAGTGTTTCTGCCTACAGAATCTTTTGATTGCAATTCATTCCAATCCATCCATGTATGTGAGTAATCACTAACAAACGCACTACTCTTGATTAATTCAAGAAAATCAATATGTCCTAAGCCGCACAATTCGCGCTGTTTCAATATCCACCAATATGGATACTGACGTCCCTCATCCTCTTTAAGATTGAAAATTTCAGGTTCGTAGCCGTAATCCATATAATAACGATAAAGAACATCCATTCTCTTTTCTGGACTCGTTACATCACACACGTCATCAAATGCTCCACAGTAAATAAGATTTTCAACGACACGCTTATTGACTTTGCGCTTCTCAACACAATCCAAGAAATCTGACAATCCAAAAAACTGTCCTCCATTAGCCTTTCTCGCATCAATTATATGTTGAGATGCTACAGCACCAACATGCTTTATCTTATCAAAAGACCAATAGATATTATTGTGATCGTTTGTAAGGTATGTTGATTGAGACTTATTGATATCAGGTGGAAGAACATCAAAGTCCATATTGAGATGATTGATCTCAGATAGGTAATTAGGGATATCGTGATCTTTGGCAAATTGAAAGGCTGTTATCCAAAACTCAAGAGGGTAGTTTACTTTAAACCACTGTGAAATATAACCAGTTATCGCATAAGCTGCAGCATGAGATCTATTAAACCCATATCCTGCAAACACTTCCAACTTATTCCAAATTTCCTCAGCCTCTTTTGCAGAACAATCATTCTTGATAGCACCCTTTATAAACTTGTCTTTGTACTCGTCCATAAGGTGCTGAATCTTCTTACCCATCGCCTTACGTACAGCATCAGCCTCACTTGCAGAAAAACCACCAAGAACGCGACATGCGCTCATAACTTGCTCTTGATATATATATAGACCGTATGTTGATTGTGTTACGCTTTTAAGCTTAAAATCATATTCCGGTTGCTCTTCGCCAAATTTACGTTTAACGTATTTAATATGAGCTCCTGTACCAATTGCACCAGGTCGATATAACGCGATCATTGCAATGAGATCTTCTATGTTCTGAGGCTTAACTTCAACAGAATATGACTTTAATCCTGCACTGCCAAAGTGAAAGTTATCCTCATTATACCCTTTACTATACAGCTCATACACACGATTATCGTCAAGGGGAATGTTTTCGATATCTATTCTTTTGCCATGATTACGCTCAATAAGCTCGATAATGTTTTGAAACTTGTCTAATTGCTCAATGCCAAGAATGTCTTCTTTTAGAAAACCAGTTTTTTCTGTAAACTCTCCTTCCCATTCACTAATAAGCATGTTGCCTTCTTTTCTTAAAGGTACATACGTATATAAATCACTATCAATGTTATTGTGGTCTTTCTTGGGAACAATCAGAGTTGCACATGCATGAACGCCAACACTTTTAGGTTGATGAAGTAGATCTATAATGTCGTTAATGTATATGGCATTACTTTGCACAAATTCATACAACTGAGGCTTAGATTTCGCATTTGCAAATAACAAGGATATCTCATTAGTTGCGCGTGAATCTTCATCGAGCATTTTAGTAAGTAACGAGCGATGTCCTGCATTAATAGATCGAATACGACCAATTTCTTGAATCGCTGATTTGATCTGTAACGTCTGAACAGTTCCAACACTACACACATAATCAAAACCATACTTTTGTTGCATGTATGCTTTAACCTCTTCTCTTCGAGTGCCAGGAAAATCAGTGTCGATATCAGGCATAGATTTCTTAATACGAGCTTCATTGAGAAATCGCTCAAACAACAAATTGTATTTTATCGGGTCAATTTTGGTTATATTTAATAAATATGAAACAAGACAACCACCTGCACTTCCTCTACCAATTCCCGTTATTATGCCATTTTGTTTACACCACATAACCAGATCCCACAGTATAAGAAAATAATCAACAAACCCTCCTTGCTTAATAATGCGCACTTCTTCTTTGAGACGAGCAATGTATTTCGGCCAATCATCTTGATCAACCTTTTGGTACAGGCCCTCTTCGAGAATACTCTTAAACAACGTATCACGATCGCCATACTGCTGTAATTGCTGCTCGTCTAACTCATACTGTGGAAGATGGAGATTTTTAGTATCGACTAAGAAATTACACGCATCAACAATCAATTGTGTATTGATGCACATTTGCTTAAATGCCTTTTGAAAAGCAATATCGTCTGTTGCTAATTCTTGTGCTTGAACGAATAAATCGTCACAGTTCTTAAAGTATTGATCGTATGACGTTTGACTAAATTTTCCGCTTATACGACTTAGTGTTTGGCGAACACCACTATTATGATGATTGCAATAGTATATGTCGTCACACCATATAAATTCAATACGCTCTTTATGGGCGTGGTAATTCTTTGTTAATGTTGTTAGGCGTAAACGATCATAATCGTTATTCATAAAGCGCGTCAATGTAAATTGACCATAAAACATATCAAAACTACCAACACCCTGCACTATTGTATCAAAACTATGTTCGCGATCACTCATATTGATAATACACGCCAATCCTTTGCTGTATTGAGTGCTAAGATCTTGCCAATTAATGCTACGCACCTCATCATCTGTAATGTTAAGTTTATGGCTAATCTTGAGAAGGTTTTGCCAACCATCTTCGTTAAGAGCATATACTTTAACACCATCAACATATTCATCAAAATCAACATCAACACTCATGCCAATTATTGGCTTTATGTTGTGTTTAAGACATTGTAATTGAAAATCAACAACACCACGCAAAGTATGATGTTCTGCAATGCCAAGTGCACTAATTCCTAAAAATTTTGCTTTGCGACAATAATCAGAATACTCTCCACTACCACTCAAGATCTCATACTTGCCATGAATAGCGAGTGGACTGTAATCTAAAACAATGCCTTGATCTGAAACACCGATATATAAGAAATCATTAAACTGGGGATGAATATCGTCGCACGAATTATAGTAAAATCGCCTACCAAAGTGATAAACAAAAAAATGTGGATCGAACTTACGAGCCAAAATGATCTCCGAAGCACTAAGTGAAAGTTGAAAGTCATCGTTGATGAGAAACGACTTATCCTCTAGTAACAGAAAAGTGTGATCGGTTCCTTCAACACCAAACACTCTGCCATCTGCTGCTATTGGATAAATGCTAATCTTATTGTTATAACACCATTGATCGAACGCCTCACTCATAATATGATATATTTTTGTTGTGAAACCAATTAAGTAGCAACTGGGCCTTATATAAAGTAATGTGCTTTATGTAAGTTCCATATCTATTATTCTTGCCAAACTTATATTGTGTTTTCTCAAAGTAAGATGGAACATTCTCATATAGGAATTTTTGAGAACGGAATAGTGGAAAATACATGCCAAACTCAAAATAATCTTGTAATGTTGGTCGAAAATGCTTTAATCTAAGAATTGGCCTCGCATCGTATGTAATGATAACGCTTTTTGCTCGAAATTGCCATCCTAAATCTTCTACATCGAAAGGTGGGTATAAAAAGAGGTTGTTTTTAAGTTTTTCTCTAATGCCTGGAAATTCTTTCACGTAAAATCTTCCACTATATTCAGCGTCAGAAGACATACGTTTCTTCTGAGAAACATTTGTCCATTTCGACAACCAATAGTAAAAGTCCAATTTCAATCGAATTCCCTCAAGAGGAGCCAATATTTCACAGTATTCAATAAGTTGACAATCTCTAGGATACAATACACCAACTTCATTTTCAACACGATCACGCATAAGTCTTCGCGCTTTTGTTGGCGTGTCAACCTCGTCCGTTTGACATAGTGCGTAAATAATTTCTATCATTGTATAGTATAGTTAGAAAGGGGCAACTTACAATAATAAGTTGCCCCACAAAAACTGTCTGAAAACAAAAAAGAGAACTACTTATCTGCATCTTCTTTCTCGGCTGTTTGACCAGATGCTTTTTTCGCCTCTATTACCAGCTGATACTTAGAGATTACAGAATACACGAAGCTGTAGTGAGAACCAACCATACGAGCAATTTGTGCTTTGGGATATCCCAAATCAAACAAACGCCGCATACGTTCGGACTTCTTGAGCTGAGGATCTTCAATGATGCGCTGAGCGTCTTTGGTCATTGGCTTTTCCACAACCTGACGGCCACGGGCCTTACTACCTTCACTGTCATCTTTCTTCTTGGAAGTTGTCTTCTTGACAGAAGCTTTTTTAGCTGCTTTGGTCGTAGACTCTTTTTTTGCAGGTGCCTTCTTTGTCGTTGATTTCTTGGCGGTAGGCGTCTTAGCTGCCGGTTTTTTCTTAGCAGTAGTCTTTTTTGCAGCGCCTTTTTTAGCGGGTGCTTTTTTTGCAGTGCCAATAATGTCGTCCAAAGCACTTTGTGCATCTGCTGCAGAAACAACACCTTCGTACTTATCAACGAGGTCGTCGTATTCTACTGTTTCGACAGTGCGCGAAAGATCGGTGCCTTCAGGAAGATTGTCAACGATTGTTTGCAGTTCGCCTTTAAAGCCGTCAAGTGTCAACGACTGTTCACTTTTTTGTTCGGAAGGTTGGTTGCTTTCAGGCTCTTGCTTAACGGGCTGTTCTTGTTCGGGTTGAGCGTCTTCTGAGAGCGATTCCATCAACAGAGTGCGCAACTCTTCGGCCTTTTGGCCGTTGAACTTAATTCCCACCTCTTTTGCCATCCTGATCAAGGCAGGGTACTTTGCATTTTGAATTTCTGCTTTAGTCATGCTATTTGCATTGTTTTTTTGTTAAAAAATATGATGAGCGAAAAATACAAAGTATTTTTTTGACTATCAACTAAATACTTACAACTTTTTAATCCAGGGACGTGTTCTGGAGAATTTTTTGTATCCACTTGATATTCTTCTTAACGTTACTTTCAAAATGCAAGTCTGGTTGAGCTGCGTAAAAGTCGACCTCACGAGCAATTTTGCCATTAACTAAGCCTCTCGCACTGTTGTCAAATGTAATACCATTATATGCATGCCATATCGCAGTACTAGAGTCGTTGCTATATGCAAGGCGCAACTTTTTCATTAATAATAATTCTCTAGGGTCACCACATCCTAAAAAGTGATGACGTGCATTAACGACTGTAAGATGGTTTTGTTGAAGATGAATCGTAGCAAATGTGCGATTTAGTGAAATATCTTTAGTTCCAGTTAATGATTGAAATGCATTAGGAATACCAAGAATACTCATCCCGACCCACCAAAGGCGAAAATCGTTAGTAGAGGCTGCCTGTTGATACAATATACTTTTGTAACACATAATCCATCCTCTCCAGTCCCCTATTTCAGATTGAGGTACGCCCATTAAAGCAACACTATCAGGAAGATTATGTTCTTTCCATACCAGCGCGTCAGAAAATGCTTCTGCTGTCTTCTGCCAATTATCTCCCGGATAGTCTGGAGCTACAATAACATTTGGTATGATCGCTGCTTTTTCAAGCTTAGCCCATATATGTTCAAGGCTCATTGGAGAACCATTTTCAAAAGCACCATTATCAACAATAATGAAATCACCTCTTTCACTCTTATCGCGATAAAAGTCGCAATATTTCTTATTGTCAAGAAGATGTGCGAGTAATAAGTGAAAATCACTGTTTTGAGGTACGTAATCTAATAATGGAATTGGAGCAATATATGCATGCTTCATTGTGATTGCATTTTATTGATAATGAATTGTTTTACTTTAGTCAAACCAAGCTCATTGTCTCTTTCGTTCGCCTTATCAAAATTCTCAATAGACGTCTGTCCGTTCTTATCACTCTGTTGACGAAATCGCTCATATCGCTCTTCATAAGGAGCCTCTATCCATATATATGTGCAATTTGGTAAGTCTTGAATCAAAGACAGTTGTCTTGGTCCAATAACTAATACAAGAATATTAATGTTAAGCGATATAGACTGATCGTAAAAATCTGCAACGCGATTGTGAATGGTTTGTTTAATCGCCTGTTCGAGATGAGCACTATCTTGAAGATCTGAACGCTTATCGGAGTTCAGAAGATTTCTTACAATCATTGAAATCTCAATAATGCCAATGAAATCGTATACTCCGTTAAGGCTCTGTTCTGCTATTGTTGCGGCAAGTGTGCTTTTTCCACTACACAACTTACCGGCTATTACCATTGTTGCTATCATTACTGTCTCATTACTTTTGCGCCATTTTCTCCGTCCTCGAGTACAGTGCAAGATTCTAAATTAAAATCCTTGACCAGCAAACGAGCAATCATCTCGCAACTCATATTGCCAAAGTCCAACATTGCATATGTTGGCGACATATATGTTATTTCAAGATAGTCACGCACTGCACGTTTAAATAGAATAATCTCGATGTCTCGATCGTCATGCGTCACGCTCTTTTCGCACGTAATGTGAAATATATGACGATGAGGGTATTCAAGAAACTGAACTGTGACATCAAACTGACCTGCGTCCGGCCAACAATGAATTCCTTCTACCTGAAGATTGATAATTATGTTAACTCTCATGCTTTGCGTTGTTTGTCGTTTTGATAGGAAGATCCCTTAGATTCGTTACCGTATAAGTCTCCATCCTGAACAGGATTAACTGAATGAGCGAGAATTTGACCGAGACGAGCATCTTTTTGAATGATCACACTTCCATTTAACACATGAAACACAGTGCCCATTTGTTCAGTCTCGAATCCTGGATCGAATACTGCAGAAACGAGAAGACATGAACCGCGCAACATCGTTGATCTATGACGAATTTCAAGCCATGTGTCTGCAGGAATCTGACAGCCTTCATTGAATGTAATGTGATAAGAACCAGGTTTCAATCTCCAACAAATACCATACTCGTCATGCATAAAAGTAGCACATTCGCGAAGAGGACGAAGATACTTTTTCTCAAAGCCAACAACAAGTTCAATATCTTCTCCATCAGCGGCAGTAAAAACTTCCTGTTCTATTTTAGCAACAGTAAGATCAATACCAACTTGTTGAATTTGTTTGTCGAGACGAGAAACAATATCAACAAAGTCTTTGCGGTCTTGATCGGTCATGTCTTCTTTGAGAAGAAGTTGAGGAAGGTTGGTAATGATGCCACTTTCGTATAGATCGCGACCATTCATCGTTGTTAATGGATAGTTAACAGCGGAATACGGAAAAATATCTTGCAAATGAATCATAAGATTGTGGTTTTTGCTAAAATTAATACTTTTTATAATGATTTGCTAATCAAACTGAAGAATTCAACTCTCGTACCAACTTCGTTTGTGTGAAAGTACCCTGAAAGCTGTGACGTGCGCATCAAACTGTCGTGACGAACACCTCTACAACCAACACATTGATGTTTGGCTTCAATAACTACAGCAACTCCTCTGTTGCCTGTACACTTTTTATTTACAAAATCGTGCACTTGTTTCGTTAACGATTCTTGAACATTGGGCCTACGAGCAAACCAATCAACGATGCGATTGAGTTTAGAGAGACCAACCATACGATCGTCCACATTTTTGCCAGGAATATATGCTACATGAGCTACACCAATAAATGGCAAATTGTGATGAGCACACATACTGTGAACAGGAATATTGCATTGAATAATCTGACCAGTGTATCGCTCTTCGTTAGGGAATGCTGTAATTTTAGGCTCTTGTGAAAAACATCCCACTGCAAGATCATTAAACCACGCTTTTGCTACACGTAATGGTGTGTCTCGCATATGTGGATCGTATTGCCAATCAAAACCCAAAGCAGTTAAGAATTTACCATAGTGTTTTGCAGCCAAATGTGTGCGAGTTTCTATTTCAGCTTCAGTCAAAGGATTGTTTTGATTGTGATAAATCTTTCTATCTAAGCTCATAAGACTTTTTTTTGTTAATGATAAGGTTGACAGTAAGTTATTGTAATTTGTTCTCGATAATTCGCGTAATATTCTTTTATTGCACACAATTCGTGAATAATCTCCTGTTCAGAAGGCATTTGTGGAAAGAATAATTGCTCCTGATGCTCTCTAGGAAGAGGGAGCATATTGATTTGCAACTTGATTAAAAATTTGCAATTGTGATGGGTGTTACCTTCATCTTCCGGATTAATATCGGAATATCCCAAATGCCTTTTATAGAGTTCTTCTTTACTCACACCTCTCTTTTATTGCCGTGAATAATAATGTGCAAACGATCTGTGTAATTGTATCCACGCTCAATGCAGATCTGTTCAAGCCATTGACGTGATTGTTCAAGTTTTTCATTCACATCACCTGCAGGCATAAGCCAACAATGATTTGCAGGTATATTAAGAACGACACGAATATGTTCAAACTCTTTAAGGGAGTCATCATCCTCAATAACCGGTTTAACTTGATAATCTTTACAACCACAACGAATCCATGATTTCATTGCGTCATAATTGCTACGCCATTTATTGTGACGATCTACGTCTTTCTGAGTTACCTTGCGACCAATCTCTGTAATAAAACTATCAACGACAGGTACAGAGTTGCTAAGCTTAGGCGAAAGAGAGAGTAAATCAATTCGATGAGATAAACGAGTGCCAAACCATTCGATCCATTCAGAACCTTCAGTTTCGAGTGTAATGTGACTGTCAGAAACACGCCACCGAATAAACTCAACAACTTGTGGTAAAATTGTCTTTTGAAGTGTAGGACCTCCTCCAGTAATTATAAAGTGCTTGATATGCTGATTTTCACTAATTAAAGCAGCAATGCGCTCGTACGTCCAAGATCCCTTTTCTGGTTTCCATGAAGAATACCAAGTATCACAAACACTATTTGCGAATTGACATCTCAATCGACAACCGACAAAACGAATCATAATGCTTGGTGTTCCTATAAGTTTTCCTTCACCCTGCAAACAAGTGTACACCTCATTTATTGGCAGTGGTTTACTTTCTGTCATCATATTCGACAATTCCTTTTTCTTTGGCATATTCTAATATGTGTTTGCTGTTATATTCACGAAAATTCAATCGTTCCGCATGATCAATGTCATTGGTTCGCACTATTGTATAGCACTTAGGAGTTTCATACAAAGTTACGGCAGTTGGTATGAGTCCTTTATATTCAAGAAATAACAATTCCATGGCAAGTAAAATCTCCTTTGCTATGTTCTCTACAGTTGGATTGCAATATTTCAATCCTGTTCGTGTAAAAGGCTGCTCGTTAGGATCTTGTCTGCCATTTAAACTCATAACCCATGCTTTAGATCCGAGCTTTTTGCACATATCCAAGATCTCCTCGTCGTGCGGATTAGCAATAAATCCGTGATCTAGTAAATCGTCGATCCATTGCATACCAACGCGCTTAATTTCTTTAAAATCAATCGCATAGCCGATCTCTGCCATTGACGAGAATGAGAAGTGGACGTGACAAATGTATGTATGTCCGTGGATGTTGAAACATTTCATCTTTTCATTCATCACTCTATGTCCACTATCAAATGTGGTTATTCTAACAATCTCTTGCATTATGATGTAATTTTGTTTTCTAGGCTAAAATAGAATTGTCCCCAGGATGATCTATTGTTAAAACACTTGAAAAACTCGTTACGAGAAATTTCGTCAGGATCTCCCAAAGAAGAGTATGCAATCTCAACTTTTTCAAAACAAAAAGATAAGTCCATTGTAGATTTTTTTATATCTGCAATTGCCCCCGCATCAAAGAATACAATAAGATGCGCAACTTGCTTCTGCTTTAATAGCTCTATCTGATGTTGAGATATCTTTTTTCCAAACGTACAGCAGCACGACATGCCTGGTGTTGTGTTTAAACTCAAGTTGTTATCTATCGCCTTTTTGTCAAAAATCCCTTCACACAATATTACAATATCTCCCTGCTCTACATCGTCCAGTCCAAAAAGCATACTGCTAAAATCGTGACTTGAATTATCGTACCTCAGTATCTTAGGTAAATCTTTTTGTTTACGAGTCTCATTAATTCGATCAAGCTTTTCTTTACTGTATACGTGACGTGACTGGTATCCTGTTAATACGCCATGTGTATACACTAAAAAATACACATACTTCTTCATGCTTGGAAGAAGGTTGCATACTCCAACGTTATATGCATCATACTGCCAAGGTTCAAAACCTCTTTGTTCGCAATAAGGATGCTGATTAACGCGACGAAATCCTAATGGAGGCTTAGCTTGTGGGAGATCTTGTTTTTGCGGATGATCGTTAAAAGACAGTGTATTTTTAGTAAAATTGAATATATCTGCAGAAGGCTTAATAAAGATGAGATCGCTCTGTCCTATTCGATTAAGCAACTTTTTAACAAAACCATTTTCAGAGCAACGTTTACAGTCGAAAAAGAACGATGCATTGCGACCTGATCTTTTAAGACGTTTCGTTGTTTTCTTCTGCAGATATAAATGCGACTTCTTGCCACAGAAAGGACAATCACATATCCAGTGCGAATTCTTGCCGTTTGGATATGGATTTAACTGAGCAATTGCTTTTTCGATAATATCATTTGAAAGCATCGACCATCTGAGTTAGTTCTTGAAGCGCATCAGCCAAAACTTTGTGAGAGTCGTAGTATAAAGCGATAAATGCTGCAAGATCTACACCTCCCTCTTGTTCAAGAGATAGATCAATGGCTTTGAGCTTAGCAATGTTTCGCAAAGCTCCAGGCAGGGTTGAAAAATGACCTTTCGCTGCTAATTTATGTCCGCTCGGAATACGTTTATGAACACTAAAATTTTCACTATCTACACTAAGATAGTAAGGTTCAAGTATCTCGTGTGTAACTTCGACTGTTGTACTACTTCCTTTTTTACGTGCCATGTCTTTATTATTTGTTGTTTTTCTGTAAGATAAACTTCAATGTTTTTTGACGATCATAAAACTGATCAGTGTCGTAGTTTTGCATTATTCTAAACACCTGACCTGCTTTATAATTACGATATTTGTCAATATATAGACGAGCGGTATTGTTTTCATACTCGTCATTCGTTTGATTATAAGTGATGTGATACGAAAACGGATTAACTATGGCCTTAAATTCACTAATATTGTATCGCGTCATTACAAAATTAGGATTATTCAATTGTACAGGAGCAACAGTACTTGCTTGTGTTGCAGTAGCACCTGCTATATTAAATTCTACACAAATATCTTTAAATTCATCTCCCAACTGTTCACGACGAGCACGTTCTTCACCAGGTTTCCAATTATAGTTGCCACTAGGAGCGAATTTTTCAAGATAATCAAGTATCACAAGATCCACATCTCCATATTTACGCATAACACGATCTATCAAAATACGAACATCAGTCATTGTTGCTTTGCCAAATTCCTCATATGCCTCTACGTAAATCTCTCCACCGTGTATCTTGATATTGTTAAGGCGCTTTTTCAAATGCTTTTTCGTTTCATCATCAAGAGATTTGTGACGAATCGCGTTCATTGTCATTGCTGTCCATGTAGCATCGTATCCCGATTCACACTCCTCTTTAGTTCCTTCTGCCTGAACATGTATTACTTTGAATCCTAATGCAGCAGCATTAACACCAAGCCACCTCAAGAATTTAGTTTTACCTTTTCCTGACTGGGCTGTAAATAATAATGTGTCGCTTTTATCTATACCGCCATACAAACTACGATCCAACTGCTGAATGCCTGTTGGAATCTTTATCTTCGCCTCACCTTTAATTGTTCTTAATACTTCGCGCTCTTTGATCCGCTCTTCAAACTGACCAAATATTTGCGTATATGTATTAGACTTTAATGAAAAATCATATATGTCTTTTGCCTTACGCAACTTATCAATAGCCTTTTCTCGATCACCATCTTGCCAGAACTGACCAATCTCATTGTAAAGCAGCATGAATTTACTTTGCTGAATGAATGAGGAGAATTGTTCAAGTAATACATCTTTGTGTGATGCGGCTTTTGACTTTATTTCTCCTAATAAAACGAGCACTTTAACTTCATGCTTAAACTGTTCACTAAGTATTCCAATACTAGGAACGTCGTTATTGAGCTTATAATGCGCTCTCATTGCTTTAAACAAAATCTTCCATTCTACAGAGGGAAGATATTCGAATTTCATATAATCATTAATCAGCTCGAAGAATCTTTTATTGCGAACCATTACGTGAAACAGCTCGTATAAAAAATCAATTGTTAACTTACTCATTGTTTAGGGTTTTTTATATCCACGCAACAGAGAATCCTGCCCCTGTGTAATTTAATGCCTGAATAGCCTTCCAAATACTCAACACCGTATCATCGTGTGCACCTACTCCTTCCAAACCTTTTTCAGTCCATGCTATGCTGGTAAATTCACTAACAACTATATCGGTCATGTTGATACTATAACTGTCGCCTCGTGGAAAACGCATCTTGTCTTGTTCAAATAGCAAAACCATACCAGGAATTCCTCCTCGAAGATCGTATTTGTTTTTATTGGTCGTTAATCCAACAACAGGAAGGTTACTTTCTTTTCCACCATCAAGAAGAAATGTTTGCATTTGATTATCTTCAATCCCTATAATATCAGGACGAAAATCTCGGTGTACTCTCTTTAATAATCCAAGTTGCTGATTGTATGTTAATCCCTTTTCTCTACCCATAGCTATTAACCAATATGTTCCTTGAGAATCAATACCCATAACAGTCCATACGAAAAAGTCGGCACCAACATTAGCGCTTCGAGCAATATCCACACCAACTGCTATTTTTCTAAAATTGACTGGAAAATTACTACGATTTTTGACAAGTTTATACTTTTCCATACCAACAAACGCCCTCGATACCAACTTATATGGAAATATCGTAGACTCGCTCGTAACTGGTTTTACCAAAATCTCTCGAGAAAAAATTATTGATCCCTGAGTATCGAGCTTCTCTAATAGTGTATCAACATCATAACGACCTTCCCATAACAATCTACCATCAGGAAATATTGCAGGATACTCGAACACTTTCCATCCAGGCTTTTGTTTGAGATCTGCATATAAATCAAGATCAGAAAATGGCGTTCCTACCACAACAACTTGGCCGCCTGGAACAATGGCGTTCATTATAACACTATGGAAGTAATTGATGTACTTTTCACGCTGATCTTGAGAGTACAAATTACTATCGTTCAGAAAATCATCAGGCACAACCCAACCTGGGTGAAACCCTCTCATTTTACTGCCGTATGATTTAACAGCTAATCGCGCTCCATTCTTACAAATAATCTCTTCTTTACCCCACCCATCTTTACCTGTTGGCTTTAATGCTGCACGTAAAATATCATTATTTTCGATATTCTCCTTTAGTGTCTTCAAATGCTCTTTAGCAAGTGAATATTCGTTAGTTATAATAATGCCCTTTCCAAACGTCAATTCCTTAGGATATCTCTTGAATCGCGTGTTTTTGTGATATCTGTATAACTTCCATGCTGGATATGCACCTGCAGAAAAACTGAAGCTTTTCGAGTGGTCACGAGCAGCGATAAAACATACATATTTATGTATTTGCACTAAATTAAACCACTCAATATGATGCCAATTCATTTCAAACTCAGGCATCACAGTTGCAACGAAATAGTTGAGATTGAGATATCTCAATGTTTCGTCAACACTTTCTGTTAGGCGATCTAAATAATCGAACGTATTAGTCTTGATCTTGCTTGTTCTACTACCATAAAGCACCTCATACGTCTCTTGATATAGCGTTTCCATCATACTGTCGACATCATCACTATTGCCTGAAAATAGCTCATTCAGTGCATACTCGTCAAGATTAGTTATGATGACATCAACATAATTGTAAATACTTTCAATTTGACCTAATGTGAGTGCTTCAGAATTATCATTAAATGGTAGCCATATTTTACCGTTGGACATTAAAACTCAAATTTAAAACTCTCTCTAAAGGAAGGCGTATCGGCAGATCCAATCTTAATATCTGTATCGTTGCGAAGTTGGGCTAAAAAATAGATGAACAGATCTTTAGTTGCACGAGCATCAGCTAATGCTGTATGAGCGTCATAAACAACAAGACCTGCTTTCTCAAGGCAATTAACCAATTTCACACTTCCAGTATCACCCCATATTTGCAATGCCATATATAGCGTATCTTGCATATATGAAGTGAAGTGATCGTACAGATCTTCATCGTGCATTGCAAAAAATGCCTGTAAGAAATTGCGTTCAAAAGCGCTATTATGTGCAACGATGATTGGATAACTTATGTCGTACTTACCTACTCGATGCTTCTTGGCTAATTGCTTTATGTCTTTAATAACATCAGCAGCATTAGCACCATCACGCTCAAGTTTTTTCACAGTGTGACCTGTCAACTCAATCGCTTCTGGTAGAATCTCGAGATCTTCGTACGGCTTTATCAAGCTCTCATACTCTTCAATAACCTGTAGAGTATCGCCATCAACTACACAAATTCCTATCTCAGTAATTGGATTGGCATACTGATCGCGACCGCCTGTCTCTAAATCGAGAACAAAAAATGTATTAGCTTTCATGTGTGATTTATTTATGCAATCTTAAAATTTTAATTCCTATCGTATCGTTTGAGATTATTGTTATTGAATTACCTCCATACGTATCAGGTAATCTACCTCTTAAGCTATATTGGTGGATGTCTCTAATATTAAATTTCGTACCTGACTTCTTTAATGTGTACTTCTTATTCAAATACGCCACTAAAGCAGTTGGAGTAAAATCACGATTTTCTTGAAGTGTAATCCTCATTATTTAATAATTAATGCACTATCAAAGGCCTCAAGGTGTGTATAAATTTTCTCAAGAGCACCTTGACGTTCTAATTGAGACTCGAACGCAATTATAAGATTACTGTATGCATTCTTGATTACCCCTTCAGATTTATTAATCCACAATGCATATATGCGTCTTCCTTGTTGAGTATATTCATACTTCTCTATTGATCTAAAGTGCTTTGTCAATAGAGTGTGGTCTCCAATAACAATCCATGGAATTTTCTTTTTCTTATTACCTTCCTCGTCTACCTCATCAACTGTATTATTATTCTTATGCCAATCAATCAACGAATCAAGAACGTCAGTGTCGGATGATTGTTTGTATTGTGTAAGAATTGTATGTAAGTCTGTTCTGCCTATCTTTCTAACAGCATCAATGATCTCACTAAAAATAGCTGCATCTGTTTCAGAGATAGGATTGATGCCCCTAATTTCCTCTTGAAAGTATAATCGTGTAGTCTTTTTAAAGTGCTTTTTCATAATGTTGATTAATTAAATATATCATACGACGATAAAGCTCAGGATCGTGCTCTTCAATATACTGCAGCCGATATTCTAAATTGTTAAAATATAGTATATGCTGCCAATTCAAGCTCTCCCACCACATATGACACTTTCTACAATCATATACAATATTTTTCTTATCGGTGATAAGGTGTGGTTTTGATATCTCCTTGCATCTACTACGAGCAATAATGTGAGAGTTGTCTAAATGCTGATTGTAACCACATGCACTACAAACATGTTCACGCTCATAAGCAATTTGTTGAATTACTTGCTTATATTCGTCATTAATCGCTTTTTGTACGCCCGTTACTCTCTTAACTGCACGTCTTTTTAATGGTTTGGTTGATCTACGTAACGGCTTAGGTTGTTTTCTTACCAGCCCTTGACCGTCAAGACGTATGCGATTACACTGATCACATAAGTAATGTGTTTTGTTAACAATAAAGCGAGATTCTCCACATTTTCTGCAATCGTCAATCATTGTGCAATTAATCTTTGTTCGTACACTTCTCTATAATTCTCACTCAATACTTTTTTGCACGTCTTTTTACATACACACAAAAGGCATGGAATGCTTTTCCTATTGTATAGTGTTGTTGTCAACATGCATTTAGATAAACGCTGCTGATCATTGGTATACGATCTCTTTATATTCTCCTCATACGAATCTAATTGCGTTGTATCAAACTGTTCGCACAAATCAAAGTATAATGAGTGTTGCTGTTGAAATTCCTGCGTATAAAAAAGCCAAGTATCTTTATTTCGATTATTCCATCGACTCAAAGCTTTCTCTCCAAATATCCAGGAAAAAACATTTTTCTTCACACGTTGTCCGATGAGTGCGTCGTAGAATGAAAATTGATAGCATATGTAATTAAACAACCAATGCTTGTTTATATTAATTAAACCAATATCATCATCAATCGCCTCAATGAACTTTACTGCTCTCAATCTGTGATAATCTTTAACATTAAGTGCGTAATCACTGCGCGTAATTTGACGATACGTATGCTCGAACATGTCGAAAATTTCCTCAAAAACTGTATTCCAATGATCATCCACTTTGTTGATGAATTTTATATAGTTCTAAAAAAAAGAAAAAGGGAAACTAGTCCCAAGAAAATGATAAGCTCATTGTTTCGTTTTCAGGGAGAGCTTCTTCAGCCTGATACTTAATATACAGAGCATCACAGTTATTAAAATCGTTTGCAGTTTCACTATTCAGTGTGCGGCGAATCCACAACCCATAATACGACTCAGCATCCATCGACCCAATCTCTAAAGCATTATCTTCTCCGTCAACACTAGCAAAAACACCCAAATAGGGTGTTGCATTTTCATTTTGAATACGCTCCATATAAAAGCCACAATCATCCTCTGCAAGTGCAACAATTGCAACTTCATAGTGTCCAACATTATCTTCAGGAAGATCAATCCACAGCTTTAAGCCAGTGAGGGGACTCGTAGATTCATTGTAGAATGCTATCCCCCTCACGACGGTTTTTGGCTCAATTGTATCTATAGACGAAAATAAGTTACCACTAACATTATTAGGTATTTGAGAAGAGCTAACATAACCTCCCAAAGATTGAACTGGATTTTGTTGCTCTTCGCCTTGTTTAAAGGCGCCTGTATAAAATAACTGCATTGCTATTTATTTATTCGCCAAAAGTAAAACAAATAATCCAGTTTTTTCACTTCCCGGATCTTGAAAATTGGAAAAAACAATGTCGTCAGTGAACGAATCGCAATTATGCAAACACAATTGAGACATTATTCCTATAGTGTTTCCTCCTACAGAAACCTGAAAAGTGAGCGGAATCATTTTTTCATAACTGTCAACTAATGGACGCTCAATATAAAATGCTGAAAGAAAAGCAAGTTCATTAGAACCTGCAAATGATATTGTTTTGCTAAATGTCGCTATATCAGCGGTCACTAGTTGAATCTCTTCCTGCTGAAGATCATCTATAACAAATGATGCCGTAACATCTCCTTCTGCCAAAAATGTACTGCGGACAGGAGATTGAGTTAGTGCAGGATGATATGTCTTTTTTGTATGTGATACAACAATTTCAACGTTCATAATTATGATTTTGGTATGCGCTGTACCATTACAACAACATAGTAATTAGGATAATATGTTACTGGATCGCCACTCAAACCGTCATTGCTTCCATCTTCAGTAGTTCCAACGATCAAGTGACTATGTGAATGTTCGTTGGTGTTTTTACCATCCAATGGATCAGCAAGTTCTCGACCGCCACCTCGATTAAAACCTGCATCACGGTGCGAACCTACTGCAGTACCGCTGTTTCTCGTATATATACGATGCGTGTGAGTGTCTGTGTTTGTGGTTAACGAGCCTGCTTCATGTGTATGAGGAGGAAGATTTTGCTTGCTAAGTGCAAAAGAATTAGATCCACCAACAGCTCCGATGTTTTCTAGACCATTTTCTGATGCATTGCGATTGACGATGAAGCGACCTCTAAGATCAGGTGTATTGTTTTGACCGTTACAAAGAGCCCATCCGTAATACTCAGGAATTTGTCCTAGTCCACTTCCATCAAATGCATTAACGGGAATATTGGATAGTGTACGAATCTCATACAACCAATGCTTGTCTTTTTCGACAGGAAAAGCGATCCATTGAGTTCCCGTGTAATAACATTCAACTACAACTTTTTGATCTCCCCATTTTTGATAATCAATGTCAACAGCACTTAGTGCGTAGATAGGAGAGTCGCCTGGACCACTATAATTGCCGTAAATCTCTATAGCATTACCGTTAGGTATGATATTTGCTTGAAAAATCAATACGAATTTATTACCTGCTCTTAAATCAGAGCCAGTGCAATTAAACAATAAAGGATTGCTTAAAGTAATATTTCCGGTAATGTATTGAATTTGAGCTGCAGTTCCTACAACAAGATCTATTTGAGAAGAGCTAAATGTTATTTCATACTCATCAACTCCAAGATTATCGCCAAGATCAATATTAAACGAAAATGTGCCATAATGGCGAGGATGAGCATTTAATGTTATAAATGGCGTGCCGAGAATATTACTAGAATACGATACTTGTGTGCGATCTGCAGGATTGGTTTTAAGATCACCATCCTCTTCAAACGACTCTTCATCATAATACCCAACATCATCACTCTGAAATACTCGCCACTCAGTTAATACTCCATTAACTTTATAGCGATACCAGAATGCATAAGAGTATGCCGTTCTACTTGCTACTGTTAACGGAACCCAAGCATTATAGCTATTTATTGGATAAATTTGGCGAAAATCGTTTTGAGCGTTCAGATCTTCAGGAATACACCAAAGCTCAATATCATCAACATCAGGCGTTATTACGACACGATATGCTGTGAAATAATCGTCCTGATCAAGTGTTGGAACGATAAGATTGATTTGACTGCCACTTTTTGTAGATTGCTCGATAATTTTATACGATCCATCGTATGAATACAAGCGCCACCCGTCAAAGTCGCCATCACTAAAATCATCTGTTGATTTAAAACGTCCACCCTGACCTCCATTGATTGTAAATGTTCTACTTGCAGTATCTATCGTCCAATTTTGTGTATAAAACGCCCAACTAACATAACACACGTTCTTGTATCTCGGAGTGTTTGGCGCATCGTATTTAATAGCTTCTACTCCAATAACAGGATTTTGTTGATCGCGCATTGCTTGTGGAATCGTCTGACTACGAAACTCACTACGCAACATCCAAAAATCACTACGTTTGTCTTGAATAAACACAGTAGATCCCACATAACGAACCCTTGCAATATAAAACTCTTTACCACTAGTTAAAGGCGGTGGGGTATTTGAGATAGTTTCGAGAACAAATTCAAGATTGCAACTATCATACTGGTATATGTTTTTTTGATTTGATGTTGGAATGTGATCGAACGAAAATGTTCCGACAATAGCATACTGAAGATCGGATTCTGCTGCGAATACGCCATTTAATACAGCATTCGTATCATCCACAACATCGACAACGTCATATTCAAGAGTATTTCCTGCAGATCCAATAAAACGAATGCGAGTGGGGACTTTACTGGTACGTAATACCTCAGTAAATTTTGTATTAACACCAATAAGATTTCCTTGAGTGTCGATACTAACTGTTCCTTCTTCGATAGAAGAATATTGATGGCTAATTTTTAACCAATACCAATTATTCTCTGCAGGAATAGCGATATTGTCTTGAGCAGGAAAGTCAAGAACAAGACCATCACTATCAATAGCATACGATCGAGTGTCGATTTTTATCGTTGGTGTGTTCGTTCCTTTCTCTACCTTGAAATTGTTCAAACCCACATCATCTACTGTACGAATGATGCCATAACTGTAGGTTTGATCAATTATGAGTTTACGATAACCGTCTGTATCAAGAAAATCAATCAGACGCTGCAATTCAGGTTGCCCAATTTTAAGATTAGGTGATATATTTAACTGACTCATTGCAAAAATTCTACGTTTAGTCCCCAATTATATGGGGTAAAATATTGTCTAAATATACTAATAATTTGTCGCTGAGAATACCGACCGTTGTTATTTCTTATAAAGAATTCCAACATGCCGTGACTATCAAGAAATCCAAAATCATAAGGTGTTGTTGCGAGTGAAAATTTAAAATCGTGCAATGTTACAGTTCCAGTGTCATTATCTGTGCAAATAATAAAAGGAAGCACCTTACATACATCTTTTGTCATTCTCTTATGGTATCCAACACCAACACTTAATATAGCATCAACTTCTTCTCTAGGAGTTGCAGTGGAGCTTAATAGCGCAAAGCGTAATGGATATACCGTATCTGCCTGATTAACACTTATGTTTTGCACATAATACCTACTAAAATCTCCGGTATAAATATTTTGCGGCTCAGTTTCTGCATCTTCACTCGTTAAACACAAAATCCCTACTGTAATATTTTCTGACGTATTGTCGTCAATCTCAAGATCAATTGTCAACATATAATTAAGCAAGTGATTGACGTTAATGAGCTTATCAGCATCAACATCCAATAAAACGTCTGTACCTAATCCACTATCTGGTGGCAGTGTTAACGCTGCATTGCTTATAGTTTCTCCTGTATTGTATGTTTGATAGTTCGATATGTCAGAAAAGCCGTAAAACTGCTCGTATCCTTTATAGAATGCATTGTAGTAGTATACATCACGAAACTCAGGAGATGCACGATCTAATACCCATCCGGCATCAAAAAAACCTCTGTACGCGCGAATAAATTCATTGCATCCTTCATAACACAACAATCTTAAAATCTCCCCATTTATATTTTGCTGCTCAATTATACTGTTTTGCGTTAAGCGATCACGAAATTGTATGTGAATATTATTTGCTATGTATTGAAGTTGTTCAAGAGTCTCACTTCCACACAAATATACATTGCGCTGCTCTAAATAACGCCTTAATAGTATTTCGCGATTGTAGAAATCCTCAAATACACGCGCATAATTAACAAACATTGAAAAGAAACACGCTACTGTCCTCCAAAACTGGAGATAGTGAATATCATCCAAGTAATTGTCAGTATCTCCACGATTAATATAATTAGGAACAATGCCCTGCTCATATAGCTTTTCAAGTACATTAACGCACCACGGAAAAATTTCAGCACTACAACAGCATGTGAAAAAATTAACAAACGGACTATCATTAAATGCGTCACCACACTCAATATCAATGTATGTTGCATTAATTTGAATGCTATTAAACGACAATACACCAGTGTCGTCCGATCCAACTCGGCGATATTGAAACTGAAGAAACAAAGGGTCTTGTGGCGTAAATTCGCTATTGATACCAGCAAGGTTGGTATTACTCAATGGAATCCAATCACTCCACAGAAATCCAACAACAGACCAACGAAAATACTTTTCAAACAAACGCGTTCCCGTAACACCATCTACGTCGTCGGAATAACTAACGAGCTCGTCAACTCCAACAAACGGATTAGTTGGATGTATTAGTAAAATGTCGCCTATCTGTGTTAAGTGATTATTTACTATTGCCATATACTATTGATTTACCAAAACCAACACTCCTCCTCGTCATCTGCATTTTTTGCCAACCAGGGGCCGTCTGAACTATTCCATACCCAATATACAGTAACTGTCAAAACTGCATCAGGGTCTGTATAGATGTCTCCAATTGCAATTGCTCGAAATAAATAAATGCCGGGATCGTAAAATTCTATTTGAGGATTATATCCTGCATTCAATGGATCGTCGGGAAAATATTGACCAACAACACCATTAACGCGAAATGTGGCTTCTGTATAACTGAGTGAAGAGGAGTTTAACAAAAACCCCTCAAACACCCAGTAAATATCCGTAGGAATAACATTGCTGCTATTCTCAGGTGCATTTTGCAGTTGATTATATAATCGAATGCTCATTTATGTAATAGATTCTCCTGGAAAAGAAATAACAGGCTCAGTAGCGCACACTTCAATAGCTGCATCGCTACCAACATTTCCACCAAGATATACTGTAATCGTCAAAACAGAAGTAACTGTACAACACTCACAGTCGCCGTCTGTACCAGGCTTTACAACTTCATATGTAAACGCATATACCGTACCACTCTCACTACCATCACCTGCTGCAGGATCATACGTACCTGCATTACCATCAAACGTTCCATTAGGTATTGGCGGATCAACAGTCCACGTACCTCCAACATCTGGAGTTCCATCGAGTTGATCTATTAACGTTATCACAGAAGCTCCCTCGGTTGTAGATATGGCTGTATTACTTCCGGCATCAGGACGTCCACCTACAGTAACTGTAACAGACGCAGGAGAATCAATCTCGTTAAACCAATATTCAAACACATAATCTCCATGAGCAACAGCACACATATCGAGACTACCAAGATAACCTCCAGTAATTGGTACGGTTTGAGGACCTGATACTTGCTCCCATTCACCTCCTGGATCGGGAGTTCCACCTAATTTAGCAAAAAGATTAAACGTGCACATGATTGTATATTTTTAACTTGGCGTACTACAAACTTCAATTGAGTTATCGGAACCTACGTTACTACCTACATACTCAACAAGAATTGTTAAATTGGGATCAATTCTCGTAACTGTGGTTTGTGTTGGTGTTAATATTGCTTCGTTCATATTAATTGGTGGTTAGTGTTTGTTGAAACGAAAAGTCAGGATTTAATGGATAATATACAGGAACAAGATTGCCTTGAATATCACTAATGATAGCACCATCTCCATCCAACATCAAGAATCCTCTAATTCTCGGAAGTTTGTTAATATCGACCGGAACATCAATATTTGGTGTGAAATATGTATCTGAGATATACTTTACACCCTTTTGCGATTTCGCTATTGTTAATAAATCGTCCCATTCTACTGTTTGACCAGGCAACCACGTTACCGGATCAAGATATTTGCTCATTGCTGTTTGAGTATTGATGCGAACATCGTCTGCATTAGCATCAGCCTCTAATACAACTCTAAAGCTAATATCAATTGCCTGATACTCAATATTCTCCATAACAATGCCAATATTAGCATTGCCAGGACTTGCTAATTCACTTAAAGACAAGTACGAGCTGATGCTTTGTGTTAGTGTTTGAAGTTCACTGCTCGATAACAACACACCATTTTGCGTAATTACTTTAAGTATGCTTTGTCCTTGATCGTTAGATCCGTGATATCGAATATCTAAAACATTTTCGTTAATCGAATGACACACTTGAACAAGATATGCTAATGTCCCTCTATTGTTAATGTTCCACGAATTTTTAATACGTGCCTTGAAATTATCATCACTCTCATTATCTCTACCGCCAATGGCTTGATATTCATTAACAACGTATCGGTGTCCAGATGGAGCACTGTTAATGATCGTTATGCTTAGTGGATCTACATTCGTTGCACTACCTAAATCAGTACTGCGAACCCTTGCGTATGTGTATCCACTCGATGGAATAGCAACGTTTTTTGTCAATTCAAACGTAATACCGTGATTCCCCGTAAATGTATGAACTCCTTGCTGATACACAGTACCTGCAGTACCAACAAGTCTTATAAATGTACTACTTCCCGCTGCTCCGAATCGTGGAGGAATGCCATAAAACTGAGCAATATTGTCAAGATATTGTCCTGACGCAAAATCAGGAAATAAATGAGTTTCCACAAGGGCAACGTCCTTAGCAGCTTTTTGACCTGCTTTACCCATACCCCATGCCATGCCTGACAAAACACTATTAGGAGAAACCTTGGTTACATCAGCAGTGTTATTAATGATCATTTCAATAAACAACCGATGATAAAACTCACTATCTTGAACTCGTGTAAACATTATTAATATGTTGTACTGTTTGTAATTATTTCTCTGCGACGACTCTCAACGACATATTCGTACTCAATACGATCTTGAATGGTCGTTATGTTTTTAATTGAAAAACTGCGTAAACTATCGTCAGTAAGAAACACTCGACTTACTTGCCTAAATACAATAGGAAATAAATTGGCATTAACGTTGCGATTTCCACCAACATCAGACTGAACGCCTAAATCTGGAAATCTTGGATTGTCGCCTCTACGTAATCCGGCCAATATTGAAACAGATTGAGTTAGTGTTTCTTTATTATCCAACACCACGATATCGTTATCAGCAAAAGCAAAATTACGATCAATGTCTTTGCCGTAAATACTCTCGTTTTCAATAGCTCCCACCGCACTCGTTATTGTACTAACGTTTTGCTGATTGATTAATGACATTTGCAATATCTGTCCTCCCTGACCGTCATATTGCTCTTCCGTCAGATCATTACTAACGGCAACGTCAACCCAATCATTGTTTCGATCGTCAGAATTTGCTACGTTAGAAACAGCCCCTTCAAGATTTTGACCTCTTTTGAGTGTATGTGTTACATTGATCTGTCCAGATAAATCAAAATTACGCCTACTTGTTCTATACCATCTTAAATTTGATAACGATCGAAACTTAACAAGCAGATCGTCAACAACATCAAGAAGCTCCCAATAAATAATGTCGTAAAAATTATATGACTGAACAGTAAATGTTTGAGCAACATTTGCTAATGCGTCGCGAATACGCAACATCTCATCAATTGCCTCACTATTAATGCTCGTAGTTGTTCCCGAAAAGAATTGCACGATATTCTGCGACTGTTCGTCATAAAACACAACAGCGTCCTCAAGTAATTGATCGAGATCAAAACCTGTTTTATCGTGAAAATTTTCTATAGCCTGTTCAACTGTCATATTATATAATTGCTCGAACTCTATCAATTACAGTATTCAGTCCTCTCTGAATGAGATCTACTGAGAGATTTTCAATTCGATCTCGAAAAGTATCCATTTCCAATGGCGCTACTGCTACAAAATTAATAGCATACTGCCATATCATATTCATATCTTTGTTCTGATAAAACTTAGAATCGCGAATCTTTATCAGATAATTTTCGTTAAAAGTTGGATTATAAAAGTACAATTTCAATGGCTTACCATTTTCATCTAACGCGCTGCTCTTATCAATCATTGCCTGTAATACCTTTGTGCAGCCATAACCAGACTTCACTGCAACATTAAACACAGATGTTGACGGACTTGGAGTAGAATCGTCCATTTGATATTTATGGAAAACGCCTCTCTGAGTGCTGAATTTAAGAGCATTAAAATCCAAGACATTCTTATTAACTATGGTCTTAAGCGTTCTACCAAAATTACCTTGAATGGAAAAATCAATAGGGATAAAATTGTTAGTATCTAACGCCACCACTCCACCTGCTGTTTTTTTAATATTAACTACAGTAACACTATTACGCGTAATACTGTCAGGCATAATTGGGAAAACAAGATAATCAATCATTCGGTCTTGACTATCAACCAATTCCAATCCAACGAGGTAATACTCAAAATCGTTAGGAAATACTGCATTCAGTCCCGCTCTTCCTAAAAGAGAGAGTAGTCTACGATATTCCGATTGAACTTGAGTTGCCATATATTAATGCTCTTGAAATGTGAAATTCTCCAAATTATTGAGAAGAAACAACGTTCGATAAAATTGTTGAGAATGTTTGAGGCGTATTTCCGGAAGCTATTGCTGCTACAAGCTGCGCTTTAAATTGCAAACCACCGTCTCCTGGAAGTGGTACTGCAGCATTAATGGCTGTGTATAATAATTGAATACGATTATTTAATGTAACGAGCTCTTGAAGTAAAGCGTTACCTAATACAATAGGCTGTCCTCCTTCACCTCCTAACGAAACAATGTTTGCTTCAAGAGTTATATCATTTTCAGCACTCACAGTTTGACTTGATGCTGATGACTGTATAGCTCCGTCCTTCATCACAAATGTATTGCCAAATTCATCTGTGATTGTTAATCCTGTACCTGCTACATACTTGATTGTTGCACTAACATCACTATCAACATCCTCAATAACAAGTTCAATAGCTTCACCTGCATCAATCTTAACAGTCTTACTTGCTTGAATTTCAATGTTGCCATCAACACTCATTGTTAATAGCCCTTGATCTTCACTGTTAGATAATAAAACTTGAATATGTCCTCCTTTGCGTCGTAAACTATCAACATTTAACGACAATATGTTGTTACGCGCATCACCAACAATCTCTACAGTGCCGAGATCACTAGTCTTACGCACATGAAATTGATCTTCTATTAGCCAATCAGATTCATCATTTTTATTGAGAATTCCAATTATCACAGGCTTATTGTGATTAGCAATGTTGCCCATTATTACTTGACTTCCTAGATTACCTGCCTGATCAGGAAACTGTATTGCGTTAACCAGATTATTAGAAATACGCACATTCCATACAACCTCTCCATTCTCACCATACACACCTAACATATGTGTTCGTAAACAACGTGCAATATACACGTCACGAGCTATATTGTTAGGTAATATTACATATCCAGTTGTAATTGGATATCTTTTATTCGGCACCCCTGTTGTTGATATACCTTTATTCATTCTGCAAACGATTAACAAAAAAGTCAAAAACCTCCTGATTTACAGCAAAATTGCGCTTAATTTCAAGTTGCGCTTCATTACTGCCTCCGGTTAAGCTACTAACAATATATTGACGAATAAGCTCTGTATCCACAATGTTAAAATACGAATATGTGGGATGGTCAATATATTTTTCAAACATACCTCTTTCAACCTGTAATGTTGTTGTGCGATCAATTATTTGGTTAGAGATCGAGTACGAATGAGATACAGAAGAGACGTAAAACAATTCACCAGTAGCAACATGTCTAATCCACGTACCTCTTTTAATTCTGCGATCTCCATTCAATGTAATGCTTCCTCTGCGTGTAAATGGTAAATATGCGTTAATATCTATAACAAATTTAAGATCAATCGCTGTTTGCTCAACAACAAAATTTCTATCTTTTTTCTGATTACTACCAGTAAGACCGCTATATGGTAAATAATTAGAAACCACACTCAATCTACGACTTCCCCATATATCTGCATATTGAGGAAAATAAATGATGGGGATGTATGCTAAAGATACAGAACTACCGGCTCCTAAAAACAACCCTTGAGGTTGAATTTCGTAAAACGAATAGATCTCACTGTCTTGATATTGCACTTCAAAAGAAAGAACATCTGCAGGGTCAATATCGAGAATTAGTGTAGATCGCTCACCAGGCACCTGAAATGTTTCCTCTTCATTATCTGTATGATATTGAGCATTTATATATCCTTTAATACCTGCTTTATCAAACGGAGGTCGACGAGCAATAAAATAAAAAGAGTCGCCATAAGTATCTGTTATGAATTCAACAAAAGGCTTTTGGCAAACCTTCCATACTTGATTAATTAAAGAACCATCAGGTTGACTTATACTAGAATCTGCAATACGACGATCGGCAACATTTTCATCAACGAGCAACTTGATAATTTGCCAAATTCCTCGTGCAGGTCTTGATTCGATATCGCGATTATATGTTGTTTGTTGCAAACGATAATGCTCATATGCATATAAAAATATAGTACTCGGCTCTACGCCAATTGTAGCACTACTATCGTTAGATAACGCAGACACCTGCTTAAATAAAAATACATCTTGACCTGCAATGGCTGTAGGTGTTGTATTAGCTGCTACTATTTGTCCTTGAAATGTGAAAGAATCATACCCAATAAGAGATACTCCATTAACAACAAGAGCGTCTTGTGCAACTGCTGCTTGTATTAAGTTGACTATATTGTCAAAAATACTGGCTGCATTACCGTCAGAATATTGCTCAATTTCACGTATCGCATTGTTCTTGATTATGCTTAATTGATATTGGATTTCGTTTGTATTCTGCTGCTCAAGACGAAAAACTTCACTACGACGATCTCCATATGCAGAAAACAATGAATCTGTAGTTACTGCAATATTGGATAGATGATTCATAATAAATTGCAGTGCAAAACGAATAGAACGAAATGTAAATGCACTTTGCAGAATGAATTGACCGTCTACAGCCAATCTCTTTATCAGCTTATCATTTTCATTAGGATTGATAAATACTCCCTGAGCAAATTGTAATGGGTAGAAATAACTACCATCATCAATAAGTACCTTTGCTAAATCTTTGCCTGTAATGTTAACTGTTACATCATTGCCCTCAGCACTATATGATAGTAAATTAGAATCAACAAGTCCAATCATATCGTATAACTTCAGATCGCCCTCACTCGAAGGAATTCGCGTTTTGTCTATAAAAAACGACCGGTTGCGAGATGATTCGATCTTCAATGGTTCAAACCTAATAAACACCACATCGTTAGGACTAACAATTGTATTCATTAAAAAATTACTCTGCTTGTATTGACCACCTGCTTTACGATTTGTTTGATTGAAGCTAATCAATTCATTTTTTGCAAAGAAGTCACTAACACTAGTATTGTGAATTATCCATTGATTTTGCTCGTTAAGACTGCATGTAATTGGAGCAAAGCTTAACTGAAAATTGCCACCATTTTCATCAACATTCGTTGTGCACGAAATAAGAAATGGAGTTACGTCAAGAAGTCTATCTCCACCAATTGCTTTACTCCATAGCCATACACTTATTCTCGGATGGCTTATTTTGGTTTTATTTATTGTATCACCTGTGTAATATGATGTTTGAACATAAGAAGAGCTTTTAAGTAGTTGAGCATGAAATTGCGAAAGAAAAGCTGAAAATTTCTTAACATCTACTACTTGATTCGATCCAGTTATAGATAATGTTTCGCGAAACAACTTATCCTTAGGAAGGGCAAGTACAGTACCTACTTTAAGATCAACAAGTGTACCATTATCGTACAATAATTGTGCAGCTTTTTTCTCTCGACGATTATACTTGAGCCATACACGATCGAGATTACTCAATCCATTCTGATCTGTATACTGCAGCAACTCATCAGGTGTTAATTGTTTTGCAATAGATAGTCCGAATTGATCTAAAAACTCATCAATCGTTGTTATCTCGGGATCGTGATGTGTGTATAAAATATATGGCTGCATTAATCAATTGTTATTGGCTTGTTAGATAAGATACGTGCTTGTGGCACCTTACCTCCATTAAAGAATCCTATCGCTGTATTGATTGCTTCTGTCAAGTTTATTCCTGCATCCATCAATCCTCCAATTGCGCCCTCTATTCCTCCCATATTATTAACGAGAGAACCTATTTGACGAGATAATTCGTCACCTTTTTCAGCCAATAAATTATCTATCTGAGTAGTTTCACGCTGCAAGTATCCTGTTGTAAGACCTGCTCTTCCTAATAATGCCTGTCTTAATTGATCTCCCTGATCTTCAACAACGGGCTGTTGTCGCATCTGTTCTTGAGTAGCAATATCACCTGTTACATATTGACGATTAACCTGATCATCAAATTCCTGCTGAGCTGGTAAATCAAGCTCTCCACTCATGTATTCGGTAGACAATCTATTTGCCTGAGCAAAGCTTAATCCCGGGAACATTGCCTTGACTTGCTCGGTCATAAACTCTACATTATCTCCGGACATTGTGGCAAATTGCGAAAGTAAACCTTCAAGCAATCCTGGTTGTGCTATGCCTTGTTCTTGCATTTGCATCAACTCAACTCTTGAAGCACCTGGATTCAGTCGCGATAATGTAGCAAATTGTAATGCTTGTGCGTATTCACTTTGCGGGTTCTGTAAAGACTGATCTATCGTTGATACAATTTGACGTAGTACTTGTGGATCCGAAAACGAGCCACCTATACTTCCCAAAGCAGCAATCACAGATGTATTGAATGATGTATTAATCTGATCAAGACGCACATTCTGCTGACTTGCTAATTCATTTGCTATTTGCAAATACTCTTCAACCAAAGTGAAGTCATTCTCATTAACAAGGCCTTTTTGCATTAACGATTCAAATAGAGTACCTACGGTCGACATTATATCTTGTGATGCTGCATCATTACGACTAGAACGCATCAATTGCAATAATGTACTACGATTCAATCCAAACCCTCTCTCAAGAGCAACAATATCCATACCCTGCTGCTCAACACCTTCAATACTTCCTTGAGCTCGTGCAGTTTCAATGGCGTATTGAGACATGAACGTAGCCATGCTAATGCCAAAATTCTCTGCCTGACGCCCCATATTTCCAACATAATCACCAGACAACGCTTGTAATTGACCACGTGATTGTTGTAGTTGTTCAGCACCACCAAAAGACTTTTGTACAAGAGAGCTTAAAGCATTACCAACAAGGGGTAACGCCGTTAACAATCCTGCTAATGCGTACACTTCGTTGCGCGAAACAATCGCTCGTGAAGCCTGTGCAACTGCAAGTCCTGTCATATCGCCACCCTGACGCTGTTGCTGCTGCTCTTCAGGATCGTCAGGAACATTTTTAATCTGATCTTGAGCAAACTTAGCACGTAAATAATCAAATTCGTCAATGTCCTCTTTTAATCCTTCACTTGTTATTGCACTAAGCACTCTTTGATTCTCGACACTGTCATCTCGTGCTTCTTCTCGCGCTGTATCCTTAACTGTCTCGATCAACTCACGCAATAAGCGTGTTTGCATCGTATCTTCTTCCGCTCTACCAGCAATTTCAGCCTTACGCTCTTTATAATCCTCATCAGAAATATCTCCACGCTCTTTTTGACGATTGAGCACAAATTCATCGGATTGACGATCAAGTTTTGATCTTCTTTCAATAGCAGAAATCTGCTCTTCGATGATACGCACCATTTCTTTGCCGCCCTCTACTTGTTCGGCAACATCACGTATCATTTCGCGCCCTAATGTTGATGCGCTATTCTTTAAGCGGCCAATAAGAGTTTCAACACCATTATCTTGAGCACTAATTGTTATACGCCTATTAATATCTGCCATTGTCTATATTATTATATTGCCCTCATCATCAAACTTGATATCGTGGAGGCTTGTAATATCGTCTATGTTAACGTCATCTTGACGCATACGCATGTTTGCTGAAGGATTAAGCCAATGAACGTCAGTGCCATTTGCTTTATACAGTGGTATGTTATTGTCGTCGCTTTGATCTTCAGAGATCTGCTTGAACAACTCGTCCTCTATATATTCAAATAAAATGTCGTATTGAGATATCGCGAGATGTTGTTCACTACCAAATGCGATATTGTGTTTCGTACGCCACCATTTATCAAGAGGAAACTTGTTGTTCCAATCAATAATATGCTGACGTACGTTATTTATCATCTTTCGCCTGAACTTCAGGATTCGCAAAAACAGTCATCCAGTTCTGGATCCAAGGGAAAATTGTTTTACGATAAAGATTAACCAACTCTCGACTATCTGCTACACTAATATCGAGCAGACTCTTATTTTTCATATTGAGATCATTGATCAATTGAGGGCAGCAAACTGTCAGCCATGCAATACAGTCAACAAGATCAAGAGCAATTACAGACGACACTGTTGTTGTAGTCATCATATTATTGTATTGATTGCCTGTTAGACGTGCCTTCATTTTTTCAATTTCAATGTATTGACCGTTGGTTGGAATTGTGATGAAGTATTCCTTGTCAATAGTGCTTACTGTGAACTTAACCATTCTTTGAATCTCCATGGACAAACTATATTTTTTCGATTAAAGAAAACCGACGTTAAAACATCGGTCCTCTTCCAAAAAGATGATAAATAAACCACAATCTTACGTAAACTGCACGATAGGATTGAGATAAGCGAATGACTGATTTCTCCCAGCAATCTGGCCTTCGTTAATATCAAATGCATCTTGTTCGATAAAGGCACCTCGTACAGTGATGTACTCTTCTAAACGAGAGCTTATAAGTTGAGTTGTGGGATCGAATACATCTGCCACTTTTTTGTAGCAAACAATATCAACACCATCTTCTTGAAGAAGAACAGTATCAATCCAAGCCCTTACTGTAGGAACGGAGCGAATAAGTGCATTTGGAATGCCTGTTTTTGACAGGTCAATGCTATAAAACGAACAAGTCAATCTGCCTGTCCATTCTAAAGCAGGAAGTTCTCTCGCAATCAAGGCGCCCAATCCTGAAACTTTGCCACGACGAAGATCTTCTGTCGCACGAATGTCTTTCATAAATCCTACAGATTCTCCCTGTACTTTAATGATTGCTAATGGGGCGGTCATTACTTCTGCCATCGGTCCTATATTTTAATAGATCTTTTTTGATTAAATAGATGTATCAAGAATGAATGCTGTAAAGAACAGCTTATTCACCTCAAAGTTTGGCTCATATCCAAATGTGATAAAGTATGCATCGCCATCAATGGAGATGTTAATATCTTGGAATGACAAAATCAAATTATCATCCTGATCTGTTGCTGTTCTGCGATTCAGATATCCTGCCAACCAAACTTCAACATCCTCTGGTGAAGGAATATTGCGATTTGGACCTGATTGTTGGTTGCCGAGAAGATCGAGTTTTGCATTTGCAATGATTTCTCTAGTAAGCTGTGCATTGATGCGCTCAACCTGAATCAAGTGACTCGTTCCATCGCTATTAACAACAAATTCGTTAAGTTGTAGTGTGTTGATGCCTTGAATAACAATATGTGTGCCCAGATCAATATCGAACTTTGTCATCAGAACACCTGCTTCAAGACCTTGAGTACGCTCTTTCTTTTTCAGCGTATGTCTTTCGCCGTCGTAGTTTAGTGCTTTAAATGTAATTGGTGTTTGAGGTTCGAGACCCGCAATTCGGCCGACAACATAAGCTGCTTTATATAAAGCGGAAAATTCACGAAAAGCGCCGTTAAGTGCACTTGATGCATTGAGAATGCCTCCATGTACTACAATTGCTCGTGAACTATCGTATGTTTGTGCTGCTGCTATGGATTGACTAACAAATTCGTCTGATGTGGCGCCGCCACCAACAACAAGAAACTTAACATACTTGGCCTCTTCAACCAAATGAGCGAGCACTTTAAGATTAGCTGCACTTGATGCGTCACTACCTTCATCATCTGTTAAAACAAACGTATAGTCAAGTTCTGCAACCTCTTCAAGAAGATCGTCGACATCTGTTGCATTATACGTCTCAGAACCACCTGTTGCCAATTGATTGCCAGAAATTGATACTAGATCTCCCGCAATAATCGTTCCTGTTGGAGTGCCAACGATAGAAAAATATTGCTTAAATAACGCAGAAGAATTAGCCCATGCGACCAATTCATCTATTGTTGCAACTTCGTCAGACTGAACGATTAATCTCGGTGAAGTACTTGCTTCAGGAAGATCGAAGTCACTACCATCACTATGTGCTCCACGATATGTGCCTTCCCAAAACTTAACAATAAATTTGTTTGTATCGAGAACTCCCGCATGGAGTGTAGCGGCAAAACCTTTTGTCAATACACTACTAGACTCAACACCATCTGCACCTACTCCTTCACGCTTTGTTTTTACAACAAAATCGTCTGCAGCAAAAGCTAAGGTGATCGTTGCAGCGGTCGTTTCACGAGCATGTGCGAAGTATAACGTTGAAACACCAATACTACCAATACCGTTAGGACGGAATAGTGCCTCAGCAAGTGACCACATTACACCACCTCGTGTAAATTGCTGAAACTCTTGAGCGGTATTAAATTCGTAAATCGCATTGCCTCCATTCGACAATTCGCCATTCACACCTGCTCCTCCATACCCTGCTCCTTGCCCAAGGTCAATAAGCAAAACTTTACCGTAATCGAGGTCTCTCGGCGGATTTTGAATACCGGATTTTGTTTGTACGTAAACACCCGGTTCTGTAATTTTGCGACCTCCAAAAATATGTGACGTTGCCATTGTTTATCAGATTTTCAGATAAAAATACATTTTTTAAAACAATAATGCTATGGGCACTACAAAGTTATTCTTTGTTTTATTGAATCACTTTCGTCGTGAACCTTATCATCTACCATAATAGAATACCACTCTTGTAGCGTGAATTCTTCTTGCTTATCATACTTTCTCTCTACCACAAAAACCCATGATGATGGAAAAGCAGCAATTCTTGCATATTCCAAAGCACTATACATTTTCGGTGCCACTTTCTTCTTAGGTATGGATTTTTTTGGGAGATTGTCTTTAATATCTTTCTCGTCACTCATATTGATGGAGTTATTTGTTGAATAAAAAGATTTCCAATAACAGGCATTACGTCAGTACTTTTAATTGACAAACAATAAATGCCGCGAAACGTCATGGACTTCATAAAGATACCAGGTGGAATCAATTCGCTATTTAACATAAGATCCCGTGCTGATAAAGATACGTTTTGAAATCCTTGATGTGAAAGATGGGGTAGTAATGGCAACATCATTGCCTTTATCGCCTCATGTATGATAGTAACTTCGGTAGTATTATTTGATGTTATCACTACGTCAATTGAGGAATCGAATATTCGCGCATACTCATTACTATATTCGCCATTTTGAACTGTTGCTCCTTGATAGTTTTCGTTAACTCCCAAATTCATAGAATGTTCACTTTCATTAGATGACATAACATGAATTGTTGGAAGGTTTGCTCGATCTTCATCAAACGACAATGATACTTCAAGCTCTCTAGGATCTCCCTGTTCACGACTAAAAATACCAATAGCCTGTTCTGCAAAATTAATATGATCAATATTAATACCACTAAATAATCGCCACATCACAGTATCTTGTTGTGATGGAGCTAATGATATGTCTCTCTTAATCTGACGAGCAATCTGATTAATTATATTGAATACTAATATTTGAGGTGATATAACCATTTTAAAACCCTTGAGCTGCTAAGTAATCATCAACACTCTTATCGACAATGTATTCAATATTAGTGTCATTCAATCCTTGCTGAGCAAAATTTTTAGCCATGAGTCCTCTATGAATCCACGAAAGAGGGCTACTATTCTTACTTACGCGACGAAAACTTGTATACTGTCCTTGCGTTGCTTTTTCGTACGTTTTCTGTGATCGCACGATGCCTTGATATAGCGAAGTCTTGTGCCTATATTTTGCAAATGTTGTTTTTGTCTTGAGATCACTAAATGCTGCACGAGACTTTGGAGCTCGATGTTGTGCAGGTATTTCGTTAAATTGCAATCCTGTTCCTCTTGAAGAGATTCCCTGAATAGATGTTCGCGCGGCTGTTGATGTTTTACGTATTGCTTTGTATACACTTACAGGCAATACGCCACTAAAAGCACTATTTTCTCCTAACGCACTTGGAGTAGCCCATCTAAAGGGAATCGTTAAATACCATTCGCCCTTTTTATTATACTTGACTTTATTACTTTGACTAAAGCCAATTTTCATATCCCACGCACTTGCTCCTCCTTCAATCATATTTGGCAACTGTCCTGTCAACATGACATAACCCACGAAAGGACCTTCGTCACCTACCACTAATGAGCGGCGGTAAAGATCGCGAGTGCTGTTAAGACCTTGACGAGCTACATTGTCCCAATTACGTGCAACTTCGGCAGTAACTTCATGAACAACATATTCATTTAGATCGCGAAACTGCTGAGAAGTTAGTTGAAACTCCTCTGCAAGTGCGCCAAGGTTAATTTCAACAGGAGGAAGCATCTGTGTATGAGTTATCTATTAATTGTGTTTGATTATCATTGTTGCGATAAACATGAAAAGAGTCGAAAATATAATGTGCACGACGAGCAACACTTGACACAGGCATATTTTGTGTTTCGGTAATACCTGTTCTCTTATCTTGCCTATCAGTAATCATCACTTCACGCGTCACATCAATAACGTGAAAAGCAGGATTATGAACGTATCTTAAAGACATTCCTTTCGGTCCATACTGATCGTAAATGTCACGACTCAGCTCAATAATATTAGAGCTTATAGTAATGTCAGTGCCTAATTCAAGCTTAACGAGAGGAAGAGCTTCGTCGAGAAATAAAAATGCCTCTTCAAGAGACACAATCTCATATACGGTCTTGGCAATAAATTTGCCTTTAGACTGTATAGGATACACAACTTCACTAAATCGAGATAATGCTTTTTGCACCGTAATGCGATCCATATACGCAATACCGTCCTTAGCTAAGGACGTTACAGTAACATTACCAACTGTCTCTTCACTCCAATCCTTATATTGAGTGCGCAAATTCATAGACTGAACAACCATTTTGGTTTCAGTCTTTTGAATAAACAACCATCCACTTCCAAGGCAATTCAAGCAATTCGTACTATTTTCGCCACCACGAGCTTTACATGGACACCTTAGTGCCTTTTCGTGATAAACATCAACGCCCTTAAACCACACCTGCGCATCGAAGTCTTCTTTTTGAAGATCAACACGAGCCTGTCCTTGCAAGTTTGGAGACGTTTGTGTAATGATTGCTTCTGCCATTATAAATTAACGATTGAATATCCTTTATACTTTGCTTTAAGACGAGGTAAAGCTTGTTTAAGATCTGCTAAATACCCCTGAATTCTCGATCCATAACCAGCATTAGTTGCTGATGATGTTGTGGATATACTTTGAGAAAGGCCGTCAATACCAATTGATTGTGATGCGATACCTGCACCAAGAATAAGGTCTCCTAATAAATGGAAAATGTTGATACTGGCCAATTTACCAATAATATTGACAATGTCGTTAGGTGTTTTGTCGAATCCTGTACAATATACAATATGCCAATAATTGGGAATGTTATCGTAATACGCAAAACCTAAATGTGGAGTGAGCCCTGTATGAACTACAGCATTATTTTGAAATGCAACATCTGACCCATTAGGTACAACATGAAGTTGACGGTAATACAAGCCATCACTACCTTGCTTAGCTGACAACCATTCACTAGGATACGTTATTTGAAGAACGCTGTTGTAGAATCCTTTTAATTCTAGTGCTTTATTGACAGGGTATTTTGTTTGAACAAAGCCCCATTGCTGCCAAAGGTTGCGATTAAAGTCTTGAGTTTCAAAAACAACCTGTTTACGAAGCTTGATCGACAAGAACTCTTCAATCTCCTCCTGGGCAGACTTAATATAAAAGCTCAACACTTCATCACTAAGGCGTTGTCCTTTTGTAACTATTTGCTCAATACCAAAGAAGTATACGTTCAACAGCTTAGCGGGGCTAATTGCTAAGCTGTTGATCTCATAAGGTGCCTGAAGTGTAATAGTTGGCATTATGTTGCTTTAGTCTTCAAGATTCTCAATAATCAGCTCAATAAGTTCGCTTTTCTTGAGATTAGCATATCCCTCAAGATCGGCCTCTTCTGCCATTGCGCGCAATTCTGCAAGTTTGAGTGCTTTAAGATCATTTCTAAACTGTTCAACGTTATTATCTTTAGACTGATCTTCATTAGACTCTTGACCTTCATCATCAATAAGCTCAAGACCATACTGATCACTAACCTCAATTACACGTGCAGGTACTTTTGCTCTTGGAATATCACAAACCCCATCTTCGTCAAAATCGAATGGCACGTTGCAGATTCGCACTGTAGAGCCTTTGCGATTGATTTTATCTGTTTTAAAGCGCATATAAAGTATAGTTTTGAAAGTTGATCAAAGGCCACACTTTCATGCAGCCTTTGATTGTTAACTTGAGTTTAAGCTATGTCGATTAAGCCGGTGCTGTACGACCAATATTTATGAACCGTACCATCTTGCCAGGTGCATACAATTGGAGAGTGCCATAAAGCAGCACCATAAAGCGCGTTGCAGGGCTCAACACTGCGAGATTCATTTTCATCAAGGGTGCAAGTTGCTTGAACTCGTACACATCGGTAGAATCTTCGAACAACATCGCTTCTTGAGTATCAGGCAACCAACGATTACGATCACCAACTTTCGTAGCAGCAGCTCCATCGTATCCTGCAGCAACCTGTGCTGTACTGACGGTAAACAGTGGATAAAACTTAACATCAGCAATGCTATTTGCATCATCCACTGCAGAACGATAAATCTGGTAAGCTGTGGCCGGGTAAGCACCACCACCGTCAACAAACTGAAGATCTACACGATCACTTGCGGCAACTGTATCAGCACCACCACCGTTAAGAATCAACAGAGAAGATTCACCATAACGGTTGATTGCACTAACAGCGTAATAGTAGTCTCCTGCATCACCAGCAGCAAAAAGAGATGCGCCGTCAGCATTGACAACAGCTGTTGGAGCTCCACCGGCCGTTGGTGCATTGGGCGCCTTTTGAGAAGTGGCTGCGGTAGCTTGTTTTTTGAATCCAGGCTTTTTCAGGAACTTGTCGTAACGGAAATTAACCTGACCAAACTGAGTTTGAACAGCATTAACCCGTTGCCCCATAATGCCTTGAGTGATCTGCTGACTGTTGGGGAAAATTTGCTTGTAGCTCAAGAAGTTTTTAGCAAAATCGCTAAGAACGACCGGAGGAGCAAGTAGGGTATCGGGATAGGCATGATTATTGATGAGGATTTCGGAAGCCTCTTCAATCACGGTTTCTGTCAAACGTTCGCCGCGAAGGTCAACAACAACATCGGATCCCATATAGTCAGTCAGGCTGGAATAGGCGTTGCGATGCTGAGCATACATGCCGTTAGGCTGGAATAGGCGTTGCGATGCTGAGCATACATGCCGTTGAATTCTTGAGGAACGAGACTGGCATCTCCATAGGCAAGTGCGCGGTCAACTTTGCGGAGAATCCACATCGTACCACTTTTTACCTCACTGTTGATCGCTCCACCAACACTGGGCTGAATACGAACCAACTGCATCGGGTGACTAACAGAACGAGTTGTTCCGAGGAACTTTACATGTTCTGCCATCCGACGGTAAACGGTATCTTCTTCTTCCGGAAGTTCACCTTCATTATTAAAGCCTCCGCGATCTTGACCGTAGCTCACGAGCTGATTGAACTCTTCTACAGTATTATAGGCGGGAGATTTGTTAACCATTCGCCAAAAGACAATATCGCTTTCACGAAACGTCAAGTGTTTGAGTGTGGACTCGAGAGACTCAACTTTCAAGGGGGCACCACTGGCTGTTGTAGAGCCTGTGACATCACGGCCGGTAACCTGACCTGCCTCCAATGCTTTGCTCAGGGCAGCGAGGTCTTGCGGGGTGGTCAACGCCTCCCCGAAAGCCCCATCTCCATTTTGCAACGAAGCGTAGTCCTCAAGGTTTACTCCTAAATTATGTACCATTTTGCGTTGATTTAGTTATGGTGTTAAAAAGATTAATTACGTATTTTACTGAATGATATGGACGTCGTGCTTTGTCTTGAGATCTTCAACGAGCTGTTGTACCGACAAAACCTTATCTCCATAAGCTTTTTCCAGATCAGGGTTGTTATCAAACGCCTTTTTCAGTGCTGTCATGTTGTGTGCACTACGACGACCAACTGGAGTGCTTTCTACCGTTTCTAGACGATCTGTGAGTTCTTGGATTTGATTCTGAAAGCCCTTTACAATAGTGCCAAAGTTTTCTTTCAATTCATCCTGTGAAGCAGAAAAGTCGTCAAATTTTGACGAGAGAACATCTTCAATACCTTTGATGATATTATCAGACGGATTGGTTTGATGTGAAAAATCTTCCAGAGGTGCATTATTTTCACCTTTCGACATTGTCTGCGAACTAGATTGTCCACCGTTATCTTCTTCATTAACGCCCTCCATTGTCTTATTGGGAGCGCTCATTCCTTGAATGGCCTTAACGAGAGTAGCAATGGCCTTTTCCATCCTGTCAACCTTTTCCATGGCCTTGTTGAAGTTTTCCATTTCAACAAATTTAGCACCATGGGTGACGTTATTGTCGGTTTTGTTGCTCATCTCGACACTTTTTGCGTCAGGACCAGATGATACATCTGAGGGCATAGCTTTTACAATGTTGCCTTCAACGGAAAAACCGAGATCTGTCAATGCTTTCGTTAGATCTTCGTGAGTAAGTGTATTGTTGGTCGATTGTTGCATCGCTGAACGAATTTTTGCAAAATTATAAATCTTAGAAAATTCAGTGAACGGAATATTATGCCTTAGCAATAAATTATAAACGTCACCTTTTGTTAAAACTGATTGCCTAAAATTACTATCTGTAGATTTATTAGACAACGGGGCGTATTTCTTTTCTTTATCGACACTTTCAAGAATTATTGGCTGATGGCTTTCAATTGTAGCTGCTTTTGCTACTTTGATATTAAAGCTGCGATCTATAGTGATTCGATACCCTTGATCATTGGTTACGTCAACAATATACTCTTGACCTCCATCAGCAGGATTCTCTCGAGTGTCAAAAGCCATTTCAGTATCGTCATATTCGCCTTTTATTAGCGATAGTAACGTATTGCTATTTTTTGGAGTTGGTGTTATTGCACAACCAGTAATCTTGGCTTTCTTTACTTTTCGTGGGTCAAACACGTCGCGTTCTACCACTTTTCCTTCTATACTAAAGCCCAGTCGACGATTGGATGAAGATTTTTCTAATGTTTGTGCAAGTGCGTAAACTTTACGTGCTTTTTCGGAATGAGGATATAAAAAGCCCTCAACGTGCAATTTTTTACCTTTTACAAATGCCTTTGTTGGTTCGCCCACAATAGATGACGGATCGACACTACCTCTATGGTTGTAGTTGAAATATCCATGATTGAGAAAAAATGACAGGTCAAAACCAGTAGGGTCGAGCATTTCATCATCCGCATCAAGATCGGGAGTAGACGCTATACCTGCAATCATCATTTTACCCTGCTCACTACCATCATCTGCTTTTTGTATCTCAATAGGTACAAAAAACTTAAACTTGTCAGGTACTCCGTTTGTTTTAGAGCGATAATGTGTATTGTGTAGCATTACTGACTGTTTTTTCGCGTAATAAGATTTACACGTAATTGCTGAAAGTGTAAACTGTCTAACCCAAGCATTCCTGATTGATAAGCATTTTGTACGACCTCCATGGATTTACTAATTTCTTCCACACTAGGCCATTCACTCATCGTTCCAATAAAATTGTATAAGCGCTCAAGATAATCAAAATGCTCAAGAATTTCAACGGGATGATCTAATTGTTTTATTTCTTCAGGCTCCAACCAAGCAAATTCTTCATGCTCGTAATTTAACTTGACCTGAGGATCGTCCATCTGTGCAAAAAAACAAAAAACATTCCAATCTGCCTCTTCGCGAACACCAATTAATTGAATTTCACTTGGCAGTGTAATGTTTGTCTCTTCCAGTATCTCTCTGCGTACAAGATCGTACGGAGATTCGTTTTTATCATCACTAGTGCCACCTGGCAAAAACCATTTATTAGGCTCCCAGGGCGCTTCTGGACCTCTCAGCAATGTTAATATTTTACCACGACTATTACGTATAATGCATACAGCACCATAATTATCGGCCTCAATTGCCTTCTTTAACTTATCATCAACATCTTTATTGTGCGTTTCCTTTTTAAGATTTAGTCGCTTTAATAGGTCGCTAATATTAAGATCGACAACATAGCACTTTACTCTAAAATTATCATCAACCTCTAACAAAGATGCCCAATAATGATTGTTATCTGTAAGAAATTTATCATTACTTATAACAAACTCTCGTGGAGAAATCTGCTCAAGATCAGCTATGCAGCCAAGAATCTTTTCGTTATTAAATTCGCTTTGAATGGGCTTTAATTCTTTAACTGGAATAAACTGTACCTTAACCTTAATATCTTGATTGATAAAATGCTGCACAATATCTTCAACATCGTCTTGATTAATCTGAGGCATTCGATCACGAGTACGCTTAGGATCGGTATATTTAAGGTATTTGTGGTATTTAAGATTAGAGAACTCTAAATCTCCCAATATGCCCTGAATTCCTTTTTGTAGCTCATTCTGCTGCAATGTTAATTCATCACACAACAAAGTTAATCGAGAAAGTGCACCGTCTCTTTTATTATCATAATACTGCTGCACTTGATGTTTTCCAGAACCTGTTTGTACTTGATTGAATGCATTACTTCGACTCTTCTCTAAATCAACCATCTCATTTTTAAGAGCTTCAATTTGCCTCTTATATGATATGATATTGGTTAGTGAACGAGCACACGCACTATTTTTTGGCTCAGAAGAGAATAAATTGTCGATTAATTGTGAAAAATAGCTCATACTTTTGTGGTTTTGTCACCCACCTTGATTTCAATCTTTGAACGACGCTTAACTTTACGTTGAAATGTCTTTGGTGGCTGAAAAGTTTGTGTTTTATCATCCCAAATATAATCGTTAGGAACCTGTTCTAGAGTACAGCGACACCAAGGGTGTGTTGGTCCTATTACAGCTTTCCATTGATCGCTTTTTCTGCCAATATTAGTTCCATTCTGTAGTAGTGTATTGAGTTTAAATACAATCGGACGCGATCCAAGACCTTTTGTTAAGTATAAACGAATGCAATGACGACATGCTCCTGGATAAACACTCTTCCATACTCGAACATCATCGCCATATTTTCTCTTAAAGCCATATGCTCTTCCGTGATCGAACCCATAATGCATAATGTAATCACTTATGCGTCCAAAATCTCTCGACCAATCTCCTGTACGATGTCCAAGCTTTGATACTAATTGTTTAACATCTTCACGCTTAATGAATGATTTTTCAGCCTCCTCTTTAATTGCTTGTTCGTACTTTACTCTTTGAACTTGATCTTGCTCGATTAAAATTGTGTGAAATTGGCTTTTAATCTTATTTCCAAGACCTTTAATGTCATTATATGCAAAATTCTTAATCGCTTTTAAAGCGAATTTTTCTTGACTGTTAAGAGGAACCCATTCACCTGTCTTAATCTTGGTCTTTAATTGAGCAAATGTTAATTTATTAGCCTCCTTGTCGCTCATTAGTGTTGACATAATGCCAAACATAAAGTTGAGGTCGATGATATTAACGTCATCAGCCTCAACTAATTGTTTTACTCTATCTTGCTCCTGAGCTGTAAGAACTTCCATGCCAACACTTGAAGCAATAAAAATCAAATGCTGCAGTTCGATAAGTTCAAGAAGCTCATGTATTTGATCGTTGGATAGCATTTAATTTTTTTACAATTTTTGCACTCATCTTCCCTAATACTGCTTGATATTTTTTCAGAAACTCTTTCTCGTATTGAGTAGTAACGGAATACTTAGGAAGATCTCTGTACTTGCTCTTTTTAGCCATTTAAAAACGAATTGGTGTCCAATTTAATCCAATCCCGACATAAGGTGCGGGACTTACCGCATTATTATTTAATGTGAATCCGTATCCAACCGAAACCCCAATGCCAAACTTATTGGTAAGTCTGTCGATGATAATAGCTTCACCATCTACAATATCAATATATGGATTGTCGGTTGTAATATCAACAACTGAAGAACGCTTCTTAAAAAAGCCGCCCTTACGCTCAGTAATTTGAGAGGTGAGAGTTGCATATGTTTTGAATGCAAGGTCGATCGAATCTTGAGTAGCAACAACGCTCCAATCTGCATACGCGTCTTGATTTTCACCATAATATGCATACTCAGGACAGTCGTTAGTGATTGTATTGTTTACGGGCACAGGAATTTCAACATATTCAGTATCTATTACCTCACGCGTTAATGTTGGAACGCTACCTTTATATTTGAGCTCAGCAACTAAGCGCGTATAATTGCGAATCAGACGATCTTGCTTCCGCACCTCTTTAAGAGCTTGATTGAGAAGAGAGTCTTTTTCTGAATACGCCCCTTCAATCTCATTACGATCAAGAACTAATGCTTCAATGCGAGTATGCGTTTGGTTGAGACTGTCTTTGTACGTATTAATAACGTCGGTGTGATAACTTTCAAGTTCGCGATGAATTCTTTGTTCCCTCGCACAAAATGATACCGATAACACGATACCGATTGCAAGTATGATGAATAGCCACTTTGTCATAATATTAATATTGTTTGATTACGTTTTTGATTACGTCCAAGTCAAGACACATTCCCGCCACTCCAATAACTTCATTATTGCGAAATCGCGGATATTTTTGAACAACTAAAAGTGTAGTTTCGCCTTCAGGGTTTACAAACTTTTCTACACCAATCCAACTCATTTTATTTTCGACAACCCACTTATTGTTCTCCATATAACGCTCAGCAAATTTTTGATCATTATATAGATCACTTATCTTTTTGCCAATGCAATCCTTTGCACTCAAATTATAATCATTGAGAAATGTTCGCTCATACTCTTTATTGACATATAGCATTACACCATCTATGGATGTAAGCCAATGAGCGTTAACGTGATCATAAGTTGCCGATTCAAAGAACACTATTTGAGATTGTAAGATATATACCTGTTTTTGCAATTCTCCAATCAACAAGTCATTTCTCTCAACCTCTTGTTTTAATGCCAATCTCTCAGCCTTGTATTCACTAATGATTAATACAAGCTCGTCCATATTTGTTTTTCGTCGCGTTGCCAAGTATGTTAAAAAACCACTAATGACAGTGGACGAGAATATAGCTATAACTAGCTGTAATACATTGTCCATGGGAATTTAATTAAAAGCACCACTCTTTAGCTCGTCCTCAAAGGCTTTATAAACGGGGTTTGCATTAAAATCATAAAACTCGCCCTGATCTCCTTCTTCGTTATACTCATCAATGGCCTCGTTACTTTCTTGTCCACCCATAGCTTGTTGTGAGAGCCATTGAATATATTGAGGATTAAGAACAATATCATCGTCTTCAAGATCACGAGGAAGACCTGCTTTTTCACGAGCTTCTTTGAGTCCCATAATAGAGCCGACTCTTTTAGCATCAAGTTCTACTTCATCTTTTTCGTTTTCAGAATCAAGACCAACAAACTCCAAAACAAATTCGTCAGTTAATGGCTCAATAAGCCACCTATTAAGCTTTCTTTGAATAAAACGCATTAATGGTCTCAATCCTTTATCACGACTATATTTCAATCGCGCTTCATTATTTCCTTCAAAAAGAGACTGGCTTCCTGAACTTCCACTAAGATGAAAACCAATCTCACTAGGGTCAATACGATATACACTACATGCAATCTTCAACAAGTATTCTTGCCACTTAGAGAATTCCATGTCTCGATTAGACTTTTGCATATCTATCCATTCAAAATCATCAGCCTGGATCAATGGAGTCTTCCAGCTATTTTGAACACCCGAAACCATTGACCACCATTCTTGACGAAATTCGCTAAGTCGCGTTTCGTTTACAACACCTGCAGCCTTCCAAACTCCCTTTGGAGCACTTCCTTGAGAAAAGAAGTTACCATTATGCTGATCACCCCACAACATCCATGTTACAATCTTAATAAGTACCTCCAATTCACTCATTCCATACCCATTGCTCGTTAAAGTGTTTTGAGGATTTCTGATACCTAAACACATTTCCCAAGGATAGAAATAAGAGATGATCGTATCCTCATAAAGCTGAACATATTCAGGAGCATATCCATTAACCTTTTGAATATCAGCACTATCATACGTATGATCGACCTTACGAATAGTTGAGCTGTCGCATGTTACAAATTCAGTCGGTCTAAAACGACGATCTTGTACGACCTCGAATGCAGCATGATCAAGAACAAGACTGTCAGAAAGCCACTTTCGAATAAAATCCTCAATATTATCACCAACCCACTTCTTATCTTCCACGCTACAATTGAGAATGAATTTTTCCAACTCCCTTACCTTCTTGTTGTTGTACAACTTTTCATTGCCATCTCTCTTATTGCGTTCTCTACGTACAAAGCGAAATCCAACCTCATATTTTTCCCATGCAGGTTGAAGAAATTCGCACACTTGATCTATTCTCGTTCCAATAACTGCAGCAATTACAGGCGTTTTGGCAATTTTGCGCAACATTTTTTCAGAAACACCAGCAAAACGTTGTTGGTATCCACGAGTATTGTTGTTGCTATAGGGATCTGAAATTATTGTTGATCGCTTACTTGTATTGGCTTGTTGTTTCGCACTTTGTTGTAATTGTGCAGATACAGAATATGCCTTCATTATTGAATGAGGGTCGTTGGATAGCATGGCCTTGTGCAGCACTTCTTGTTGACGTGCTTGTAGGTCTTGTATCTGCTTAGATATCTGTTGTAATTCTGTTAATTCTGACATTCGCGCAACTTTAAAACGTTGGAAATATACGTTAAAAAAGTATGCATTCCAACGACCCTCATTTAATAAAAATTAAACGCCCTCGGCAGATGTATTATTAATCAACTCCTGTTCTTCACCACCATTATCATTATCAAAGAAGAAGTGGTATAGCGGATTGATTATATTTATTACCAATGCAATCGCAAAAGCCTCAAATTGACCGTTTCCTGATATCCAAGCAAACAGTGTCTCTATTAATTGAGCTGCTGCTCCATCAGGAAACGCAATACCTAAACCTACAGGAATCATAAGAAGAACAGTCAAGGATTGAATCCTAAAATTCATAGATTTTAGAAAATCCCACGACCATTGTTGAGTTTTTGTTAGCAACTTTAATACCGGGTTAAGAAAGTTTGTAATAAGCAACGCCACAATGGCTCCGATGTTGCCTCCATTAAAAACTTCAAACACCTCTCCTCCTGATACTCCAATATCAAAACCGTTAAGGTTAAATACGAGCAAAACGAGCGATATCAAAGATACAAAAAAGTTGCGACTATCAAAAGTTGCATTAATCTTGGTTTGCATGACTACTAAAGTTTTTTGCAATGAAAAGTAAGTTGAATTTTAATGTCTGTTGGAGCGACTCCTCCAGTTCCATCTTTGTTGTTATCAGCACCTCCATGCCATGGAAGAATATAGGCGGCTTTGCGAAAATCTTTATCCCATAAATATTGCGCCTCTATTGCTTTTTCGTCAGTGAAAATCTTGATCTTTACAAGACTGTCGTGAATAAATCTAATTTCACCACTAACATCTTGTCCTCGTTTAACACTTATTTCATTAGGTCTGACGAACTTGCCTTTATCATAGTTAAAATACGGAGCAATATCCCAAGTACCTTTTTCAGGGTTTGATTGGAACGTTACAATAGCAGCATCATAATTTGAAGGATTATTCTTGTTAAGATTAACGCCAAATAATTTGCTACTATCTAGTTGATCAGGATCTGGACGTATATCGTATGGATCGCTTAATATGCGAAATGAAAACTGAATACTATGCGTTTTTCGAACATTAATGCTCTTGAGAAAACGATAGTAAAAACGAGCAACTAAAGCTTTTACGCTTCTATCTATGTGGTGGCCTTTTTTAATTGTATAGATCATTGCTTATATAGAATTAATGATTGGTCTAAACTTCTATACTCTACTCTACCAGCATTGTAGAGTCGATATAGCTCGTTATCTCCATTATAACCTAAGATCTTTAACCAACTACTTCCTAAAAATCTCAGACTAAACGATTGTGGCCCAACTGTCATTGTTGGAGTGGGTTCAAAAGATATCAATGCATTAAAATAATTCTCCCCTCCATCTTCTGAAATTTGCCAATTGCCAGTATAAGATTCAGCTACTGCATCTGCAGATATATCAAATATACTCACTCCAAACAAATTAAACAAAGAAGTATTTGCATCAACAACGACAGTAATAACCTCAGAGCGATCCCATATATCATTAACTTTCAAAGCTAAATCTTCAACTTGATTGTTTACTCTTCGAGATAGCAAATCCATAACTACAGAAGTGTCTTGAGTTTCGTATTGTGTAGTCGTAATTATTACACCTTTCTTAAAAGATTGTCCTACATAATAATATCCATTAAGCTCATAAGCAAAGATGCTGTCAGGTGTAGTTTGAGCTTGACCTACTGTGAAAGCGGACAGAAATAGAAACAAAAAAACGATAATGATTTTCATAATTATTTGTTTTTTAAAAGTTGTATCTTGCATAAATCCAATCTCGCACTGACGCAATTTCTGTATTATTATGCTCATCGTCATAAATTAACAACTCAGCTATATATCCATCCCAAAAGCCTGAAGCCCCATCTCTACTAGAACCTATACAGCTACCATTAACCAAAAACTCACCCCAAGATTCAGACAATGAGTTAAAAGCTATACTTGTTCCTGGAGATACTACTGTCTTAAATTGACTACCAGAGTCGTCAATCATTACAACATACAATCTAGCAGTATTAATACTAGAACTGGATACTTTTGAAAATGCTTGAGTTTGACCCCTTACTAAAAACTCCTGAAACGATGCTGTTGATGCGTCAGATCTAATTATAAGACCTCCACTATTAGCTCCATTAAAACTAAATATTCGTTTATCGACAACATTAGCATCTGCTTTTCCTACAACATAGACAGTAATATGAGCGTTATTTGGCAAGAAGTCTCCGGTAGTTAACTCAAATCTATCATTAGCTCCATCAAAAACATAAGATGCTTGATTATTCATCACACCTACTATTGGAGCAAAAGTAGGTCTAAATGATGATATTGTTTGCTCATAAACAACGGTAGGATCTGCCCAATTAATTGGAGAGCTTACTGATTGACCGTTAGTATAAGTATCTATTTCAGCAGAGGCCTGAATGTGCACTTTTAAATTTGCAGTAACAGGAGGAGCTTCATATAAACCACCCCCATGCTGTCCCAACCACATTCCTTGCTGAGAAATCCCAACAAGAGGTAATAGCCATAATATGATTAATACTAGTCTATTCATTATTCTATTGTTGTTAAGCATTTATATACGCCTGAGTTTCCGTAACAAGTCACCATCGCTTCTGTAGCTATTGTTATAGTACCTAAATCGGTACCGTCTAATGAATTGAATTCTGATGGAAAAGTAATATCCGTATCGGCACTCATACCGGAAAAGTGGAAGTTATATACAGGAGCTGTACCTGCCAATGTAACTTCATTGTTAATAGTTAGAGTACAGTCGTTATTACCTGTATTAGTTATATAGTAACTAGCGTTATAATAGCCCTCCATATCTAATGTAATAGTCGATCCTGTAATATTCCCAGTCAACAATTTATTTGTTAATTTCTCAAGGTAGTCGTATACCGCATTTTGGCTAGGCGCATTTGCCGTATCGCCATCCCATCCAGATCCGTAAGCATCATCCTCAACTCCTCCTACATCACCTTTAGACGCCATTAAATCCCAATCACTGGCCAAAGGACCAGGTTCTTCAGTTGTTGATGCTGCCGTGCATACCCAAGCACTTCCATCATTTTCAACTGCTTGATTTATCAAATACGTTCCTGCAGACCAAGCACCTTCCCAAGTAATATCACCATCGGCACCTGGAGATCCTGCAGGTCCGGCAGGTCCTTGCTCTCCCTGAAGTGCTTCAATTTTCATAATATTTATATACGTTGCTGTATCGGAAACATTAAATACTCCACTATCTTCTATGGAAATAGCGTATAATTTAAGTTTATCCCCGCCATTAAATGTTTGAGTGTAAGTCAACGTAACAGCGCCATCATCTTGATTGCCATCTCTAGTAACATAGTCATTTGTACTAATGATAGAGCTATATCCTGACCCTTCATCTAAATGAAGACTTGCTGTAAGTTCGTTTCTACTAATAGCTCCGTTACCTGCTACTTGAAAAGATATTTGATATAAAGCAGTGTCTAATAATGTAATCTCTTCACCACTTACCGTATACACTGAATCATCAGTTTCGTAGGGAGTATCCCACGATAAAAATGTACCACTACTTGCAATATTACTAGTAGTTGTAGTAAATGCTCCCATAAACGAGAATGAACTAGGAATTGTTGTTTCAGGCGTTATCCATTTAAGACTATCTAAACCATCATTGATTCCTAAATAAGCACCTGCAACAGCAGATCCGGCAATTGGGTGTCTTTCCATATCATCGTCACTCGATCTAAAGCCTAACAATGACTCAGGAACACCATCATTAAACGTTTCGTACTTATCTAATTCCACTCGCCCGTCTGATTGTAGTGTCATAACATTCTGAGTGGTCAATCCATTAGTAGTCCAAAAATTAAGATCTGATGAGCGACTCGATCCATTCCAATTACCAACTGCACTAGATTCAATAAACGACATTGGATAAAATGTACTAGACTCGTAACCTCCAAACAAAATTGCTCCTAATTTTTCACGATCAAAAATACTTGCATCTGAAGATCCAATAGTTAAGTGATTACTTCCTGATATAAAAGATGATCCGCCGGTACTACTAGGTGCTTCTAAGAATAAAGAGCTGTATGATAAAGTACTATCTCCATCCTCCCACTTAAATCTTGTAAGGTTCGATCCGGCATCTGGATGTATTGCAAAATCACCATCTACAAAAAACTGATAACTACTATCCGCAGTACCAATTGATGCTCTTCCTAATCTATAAACTGCACTCAAATACGTACTATCTCCCTCAAATCTCCAATCATCATCTCCTCCCCCTGAATCGCTTTGTAGATCTTCAATTGGAACGGCTAAATTAGATTCTCCATCCACCAATCTTAAAGAATCTCCATCTACCTCAAAACTAATATTATATCCTGATGTATCAGGAGATCCTCCTCCTGTTGGAGTGTCGTAGAAAATAAACGTCACGTCACTATCAGTGCTATCTGGTACCCATGCACCACGAACATAAACGGTCTTTGCTGTTGTTGCTGATACTTCAGGAACACTACCATCATTAAATAAGTGTGCATCTAAAAGCGTATATGTTCCACCTGCTGGATCTAATATTTGCAATACTGGTTTGGATCCAACTGTTGTAAATTCGCCAATTAACGTAACGTCGTTTAGACGAGATGAAATTAACGTTGCTTCATCAACACTACGAAAAACACCTCTCAGCTCAAAAGTAGCGCCTGTAGGTGGCGTAAAGCTTCGAGGAGCAAATAATGGATCGTCAATTGCACCAGTATAATCAAGATTGTATGTGAATTCGCCCTCATAACGAATAAATAGATTCTCACAATATGCATTAGGAAAATATCCTGTTTGCATAAGAGGACTGTTGCCAAAATATTGATCTATATTTACTTCAATTGCACTATTGCGCAATGTATCTGCTCCTGTTCCCCAGTCAAAAGCAAACAATCCATATTCATTAACATGACTGTCAAATCCGCCATTAGTTGTCAGGTTACTGACACGATCACTAATCATATTACCGACATTCCATCTAAGAGATGTGTTTTCCCATCTATGCGATCCGGTAACCTGAAAAATACTGAAATCTTGATCAATTATATTCCAATATCCAATATTGATTTCGTGAGATTGATTGATGCATGTGTCAGTAAGAAAATAAAAGCCTCCCTGACGATATTGATTAAGTCTTTGAATGTTAAATTGCGTGTTTTCAAAACCTGTAGTACCGTCCCACTGACAAACAAAATTGTCTGTTGATATTTTATCAATCGTAATATTTGCAATCACTCCCTGTTCAAGCTCAAATAATGGAACTGATGTAGTGTTTGTCAAAAACGTATCAACAATCTCCTTAGCTTCAAATATTAAACTTTTGCCTGTTGTTGAATTCATATAGGCAATTTCTCCATCATTTCTTATTGTAATTTTTCCCCGACCAAGTACCGTAATGCCATATCCATTATTATCATACCATAATGGAGAAGTTGATGCGTTAATGATCTCAGCGCCCTCAAATAAATAATATTGAAGATCGGGAGCTGTAATTAAATTATTAGAAGTTGCTGAATTCTTGATAATATCGTAATCAGGATACTCTCCCGTATACGTCAATGTTGTAGCGATATATCTTCCCGGTAATACTTGAATTTGATCTGAACTATCTGCAGCCGCAGCAGCAGCCCAAGGATCTTTCCATGGACGAAGATAGTTTCCCTTTTCTGCAGTTGCGTTATTACCGTTTTCCGCAACAAATAGAATATCTCCATAATTTTCTTCTCCCACAAACGTACTTAACGTATCATTGCCATCTACAAGATATAACGTATCATTATCTACATACATATCAATGTTATATCCTGATGTGTCCGTATTGTCAAGATACGATGCAAGATCGGCTTCAAGAGTTCCGTCCTGATCAGTAATTTTTAAAGTATCGTTTTCGATTATAAGATTGTAGTTCGATCCAGAAGTATCTAAACCTATTCCATCTTGAAGTGATGCGAGATCTTCAGTTAATGTGCCATCTTGATCAGTCAGTTCGAGTACTGTTCCGTTAAGTACTAAGCTATAATTACTTCCAGACGTATCGAGTCCAATTCCATCTTGCAGATCTGGAATGTAAATGGCAAGATTAGTGCTTCCATCAATAATTCTCAAAGAATCTCCATCAATTTCAAAAGATATGTTATATCCGGAAGTGTCTGTATTTTCTATAGGAAATACTTGCCATGCCGTTCCGTCCCAATAATTAAACAAGTCAAGATCTGTATTCCAAAAAAAAGCACCATCATATACAACAGACGGAAGTGTAGGCCATAAATCTCGAGCTACTGTACTTGCATTAGTAGGTACGATAACACCTTCCGATGTGACTTTAACAGTCTCTAATTGAATTTCATGTCCACTATCTACATCTAATCTTAAATCACCACTGATTTCATCTATTACTACTCCACCATCAAAATTATATATCGCAAAACTATCTAGAGGTGAATGACCTTCGAGATAATAGTTAACAGCATCATCTGAGCTATATGGTGTAACTACCCTTATAGCTCTTTCGGACAATCCTGCGTCCGTATTCAGATCAAACTGAAGCCAATAATCTTCAGGAACATTAACGTTCATTACAGCAGGTAAACTATTACCATCATTGCGAATGTCAAAAATACCGTTACTGTCTGCTACAATTACAAATAACTCACCTAACTGATCTGTTAATTTAAGAGTATCGTTTTCAAGAACGAAACTATAATTTGAACCACTTGTATCTGTGCCTACTAATGATAATAAATCAACTATTATAGTTCCATCTTGATCTGTAACTTCTAGGTCTGTACCGTTCAATACAATTGAATAATTAGATCCTGATGTATCAACACCTACCCCATCCTGTAGGGATGCGAGATCTTGTATTAGTGTACCATTTTGATCGGTTAATTCTAATTGAGTTCCATTAAGCGTTAATGTATAATTACTACCTGACGTATCTACTCCTATACCGTCTTGAAGATCAGGAATGTATACAGCTAAATTCGTACTACCATCAACAACTCTCAAACTATCGCCGTCAATCTCAAACGATATATTATAGCCCGAAGTGTCTGTATTGTCAAGAAGATCTGACAGGTCTACATCAGTGCCATTTTCTATATCTAAATCACCCAATCCATTATACGTTAAACCTTGATCGTCTGTATTGTCTAAATACGCAGATAGATCAACAACCAATAGTCCACTTTGATCAACAATCTTTAACGAATCATTCTCTATAACTAATGAGTAATTTGAACCTGAAGTGTCAGTACCAACTAAGGATGCTAAATCTTGTATTAACGTTCCTCCTCCATCCACTAACTCAAGATCTGTCCCGTTAAGAGTTAAAGATGTGTTATATTCGTTTGTTGGGTCTGCATCAGCATCATCAACAGAATCTTCAAATTGAACTTGACCACCATCTACTAACGATATGATAATTGTAGTTCCAGTAGAGTCAATAGACAAATCTTGAGTGTCAGTGTTATCGAGATATGGCGACAAAATCACAGCAAAGCTTCCATTCTGATCTTGAATATATAAGCTGTCATTCGATATATAAAAATTATAATTTGAGCCTGATGTATCAGTACCTATTCCATCTTGAAGTGACGCCAAATCAGCAGTAAGAGTACCGTTCTGATCAAGCAATTCTAGATCTGTACCGTTAAGTATTAATGAATAATTTGAACCTGACGTATCCGTTCCAATCCCATCCTGAAGATCAGGGATATAAACGGCGAAGTTAGTATTTCCGTCTGTCAATCTCAAACTGTCTCCATCTATTACAAATGAAGTATTATATCCAGAAGTATCGGTATTGTCGAGATACGCAGACAAGTCAACTATTAGCGTACCGTTTTGATCTGCTAATTTCAAAGAATCATTTTGTATGATTAAAGAGTAATTACTGCCCGAACTATCTGTACCGACCAAAGAAGACATGTCTGTAATTATAGTACCATTTTGATCTGTAGTTTCAAGATCAGTGCCATTTAATAGTATTGAATAGTTCGAGCCTGAAGTATCCGTTCCAACACCATCTTGAAGGTCTGGAATATAAACAGCCAAACTCGTTTGACCATCAGTTATTCGTAGACTGTCACCATCAATAACGAATGAGACATTATATCCTGAGGTGTCGGTATTATCAATATAAATATCGTTCAGTGTTGCTGTGTCTGCTACTAAAGGATCGCCTAATGTTCCATCACCAGAAATACCGTATCCTGTTTCAGCAACTTGGTTTCCCCAATCATCTCCATCCACTGTAGCTGCAGATAACGGCTTAAACATACCATCGCCAAACAACACCATAGTATCTTGTCCTATCTGTGGTTGAGGAACAAGTCCTCTTTGACCTGCAGTAGATGAAGTCGCGCCCACCATTACATTGACAGTATCACCTACTCCATTAGTTATTGACATTAATCCTGTAGCTGCATCGTATGATAAATCTTGCTCATCTACTCCTAAATCTGGAATATAAACAGCAAAATTTGTTTGACCGTCGATTATACGTAAACTATCTCCGTCAATTTCAAAACTGTAATTATAACCACTACTATCAATTCCTCCACCACCTGCAAATACTCTCCATGCTTGATCAATAAACATACCAATAGTATCTTGTGCGGCTGTTATAAAGAAATCTTGCTCTCTTGGTGCAAGTGTATTGGTATCAACAACCTCATCAAGAATAAAAAAGTCATTATCGCACACATTGTAGTATCTGCCACTGCTAATTATATACAATCGCAATTCTGCAGTTGATGAACGAATTGTGTCAGGACCGGCTAATGTAAAAAAACTACATCCTTGACGTAAAATGTCTGTACTGTCTGGTGATGTGATTCTAAATGGCGTTCCTAATTCTGTACTTGAACCTCGCACGTAAATAATTTTGCCATCATAACTTGTATCGGGAAGTGTTGGAAAGATAATATCAACAGGAGAGCCTGTAAATGCACCGCCATATATAGATATGATGTCGCTCGTGTCAAGAACCTCAATTGGCAATGTGTAAGAGTCGCCAAACGTTAGTCTTTTATGGAACACACGATTATCTCTAATGTATGGAATCAAAGAAGCAAAAAGGATACCGCCTTGATCTTCAAGATACAAAGTGTCATTTTGCACATACATATCGTAGTTCGTTCCAGATGTATCCGTTCCAATGCCATCTTGAATATCAGGTATGTAAATAGCTAAATTCGTCTGACCGTCTGTTATGCGTAAACTGTCTCCATCCACTTCAAACGAAACGTTATAACCTGAAGTGTCTGCACCACTAAATTCAAAACGATCAATCAACCACGCACGATGAGTTTCTAAACATGCCGACATTGAAACAGGCAAACCTGGAATATCAGGAGGAAGTGTGAAATTATCAGTTGCACGATATAACGCAGCATGACCTCTTCTTGGTGCGCGATTAGCAACATAACCACCAACAGTATCACTAACAACATTTACAGTAGTTGCTGCACCTGAAGATGTGATTGTCTTTATTCGATATAAATCGCACTTGATATCCATTATGCGATCGTCCACTTCAATATCTCTCCACGTAAATCCTGTAACTGAAACAGTGGGATCGCGAAATGTGAACTTAATAGTAAATGTGCTATCATCTACTACTGTTGGAGTTTCGAGAATGTATGCTAAACCACTCACATCGCGCAATGATGTTTGTGCAAAGCTCGATGTGAGTAGTGATATGAATAATAAAATACTTGCTACTCGCTTCATTATTAAATATTGCCGACAACTATGCTCCAATTGTCATAGTCATCTACGTTTCTGAATTTGATGTCAATGCGATATACATCAACACCACCATCATCATAATTCTCATAATGAATGACGTCGCGTCTCGGAGTTGGTGGTGCAGTGTCGCCGTCAGTATATGGCAAAGCATCAGTGGGAGGATTGGTATCGTTGTTGTCTCGTTGCCAAAAATCGGCCTGTGGAAACACTGGACGTTCAACATTACCTTGAGCGGCTATTGGTTTTCCCCAATCGCAATCACGAACAAGAATGCGCAGTACAAAATCAGTTGCAGCGATTTCTGTTGTTGTGTGATGTATTGTTGCGCCATGTAATGCAACGTCAGAAGGAATCGTTAACGTACCGACATTACCAGACAGATTATATGTGATTCCTATTCCGTGAGAAGAGATATCTGCCTGATTAGAAATGTATCTACTAACACCTCCTCCAGAAGCAGGCGTTATAAATACAACTGGACTAGTCCATGCACTTCCATCATAAAACGACAAACCATCATTTCCTAGGCCGTCTGCATCTGCAAGTACTGAAATGCTACCTTGAGGTGGATCGACTTCTGCATCACGAGCAGCAATATCTGCATGTTCGTACACTTCGTTGGTTGCATCGGAACTTACAGATGCTCCAAAATATGTACTTAGCGTACTCAGCTCAATCCCACGAATTACGTACGAATCAAGCTGAGTATACAATTTCATCGACCCCAATAGCTGACCAATCGAAAGTGTTGGTTGATCTTTTGGATATGGCATGTTTAGTTATTTACAATGCGTAAGTAATAGAAAACTGGGGCGCTGCAACATTATTTTTACCTGTAGCTGCGCTTGTAGCCACTCCTTCATCGACATCAACAGTAACCTCACCATCTCCAGCAGGTGTGATGTCTGCAGTGAATTCAATATTGTCTGAAGTAGCAAGGTTACCAGCACTACCATTTCCAACAGTGATATCTCCTACAACAAAGCCACTGACCTCTTCAGAGAATGTGATTGTGACTTCAAATGGAGAAGTGCTGGTTGGATCGTCTTCTGCAGTTGTAATCGCAACTGTAACACCAGTGGTTTGCTCATCAACAAGATCGGACGTTGTTTCTCCATCAATGACGTAACCAACATCATACGACTCATCGACCATAAAATAATTGGCGATCTCACTAAGAGTCACCTCGAATCCTTCTTGAAATGGCATTGTTTCGAGATCATCGGCAAATTTATCGTTGACAGTAATTTGATGAATGGAGATCTCTTTTCCATTTCCACCTGTTTTAAAGCCCTCGATTTCAACACGAAGTTGAGATGCACCAGAACCTTTACTTGTTACGATTGATACTCTATTGGAATTCATGTGTGAAAAGTTTTTATCTTTTGATTAAAAATTACATGTCTTTAACAAGCTTACCTCCCATTAATTGCCATGTTTCGTTAGGAATCTGTTCACGCAAATGCGTGTCGAGACTGCTACTTGCATAATTCATCGCACCTTCTAGATCTTTTTCTAAAATGTATTCTCTCAATGTGCGCAATTTCATTGCATCATTTTTGCTAATAACGTTATCTCTTAGCCCTTGAGCAATCGCTACACTCATATTATTGTAATGTTCGCGCCATTGCTTTTTTGAAGGACCTTTTTTATCTGCGCTCTTTGCTTTTGTATCTTCTTGCTGCTTATCTTTTGATTGAGCTTGATCTTCCTTCGACTGTTCTTTTTGTTTTTTACCAACTGCATGATCACCTAACCAATCTTCATAATCATCGTGGACCTGTTTAACACGATCAGGAGGTAATTTGTCTAAAAGATCACTAATTCCTTTATGATGTCTATCCATTGCCTCTTGTGAAGACTTGGAATATCCTTCGTGAGCAGTATATTTTTGCCCTTTTCCTGTTATTTCTACAAGATCGTTGTATTCTTCTGCCAATGCTCCATGTAAATCGGCCATTTCTCCAGTTCCTGCCCAACTTTTTCCGTCGTGACCTTGCTTTTCTTGATTAATATAAGATCGTATCGACTCGTGATAATCAGACAACTTTTTATTACCCTGCTTATTATCCTTTGAGCCTTTACTGCTCTTCTGATCTTTGTTCGCCTTAGACTTTTTACTCGCATCGTCTTTACTAGATACACTTCCTCCTTTTGCGTACGGCTTCCATCCTTGAGCAGTTTTAATTACTTTTTTGCCGCCATGAGTCGAAATGGTTCCTATTGGCTTACCTCTTTCGGCTTTTTCCAACACGTCACTACCGCTCAAAAAAAAATTAAGTGCTTTTTCAATATCCTGCTCGTCGTTCTCATTTTCCTGCTCATCCTCGTCTTCATCTTCGCCTTTAAGTAGGCCCTGATCAACACGCCTCTCGATCTCAGCAGCAAAAATCTCTTTCCATGGACTATTTATGGGAAGAGCTGCATATGCATTATCGAGTTGGCTTAATGAGTATTCAGATAAATCTTGACGTTGTTCTTGTGATTTTGCAGTATCCATGTTACTTGTTTTTAACTTCAATCAAACGACCTCCATGATATTCTCGAAGTTTAACAAAAGTATCGTCCTCGAGAGCTTGTTTGGCAGCTAATTCAAGACGCTGTTCTCCATACATGCCAACATATTGAAGTAGATTGACCTTATGTTTTTTATTGTAAAGCTCAATATATGAAATTTGCGGTTGATTATTCATCGTCAAAGTATTTGGTAATGTCATTATACATATTAGGAAATACACTCTTAAACACTTCCCATTTCAAAATACGCGCAGTAAAGCAATGAGTAAAGATTTCTGCATATTTTGCACCAGGCCTACTCCAATATTCTTTTGCATGACCTACACCATAATTCCCTTTAGTTAATGCTGCAAAAGTATCACATATAGCACCAAATTCTGACGAGATCTTGTTTGACGCATTTGGTCCCATAATAGCAACCTTTGCATCGCGCCAATGACGATAAACCTCTTCAGGTGGGGAACTTGCTAAGCCTTTAAGTGCACTTTTACTTTTACTGTTAACGCGATACTGAAAATCCGCATAACCCTTACGAACAGCCTCTTTTACTTCTGGGTCGAAATCTTTATATCGACCGTGAATAACATTGCTTGTATGATGAAGTGCATGTCCAAGTTCGTGAACAAATACTCGAAAGTCATCAAACTTATCTTCAAGAACTATCTGTTGATCAATTGGACTGTAATGAGCTTGAATAACATTAGCTTCTTGATTAAGAGTTTTTCTTACAGTAACTCCCTTTTCCGCACAATAATGAATGGCATGCATTAACTTATCTGCACTTTCCTTATCCAGACGACCAATCTCTCTATTCCATCGCTGCTCTACATATTCGGTAAGATCCATAACGACCGATGGAACTTGATTGTTGTCCTCGTCAAGTATTTTCTCAACGACATATTTCCATCCATCAACGGTCTTTTTGACCTTTTTGCCGCCATGTGTGCGAATCGTACCTATTGGGAAGCGTTTCATTGATTAACTTTGCAGTGTTACCATTGCAATCTTCTTCCAGTCACGTCCTGTACCTTTCATTTGCTGCTGAATCTTGATCATATTACCAAGTGTACGTGCATTCAGCTTACCTTCACGAATCTTATGGGCATTTTCTTCAATGAATGATACTGCTTCGTTACGTTCTTGTTCTGTTGTCATCAATTCCTTGCCATCTGCATCCTCAATTGGCATCTTATGAACAATCTGCTTCAGACGCTCAACTGTTTCGTCAACTGTCATTGACAAGTCACATGCGAGAGCACGACTATCAACGAGTGGCTGTGGCATATCTTGAGGTGCAAGGTTGGAGATGAAAATAACACGACCTGTAAATGCAAAACGCTTAGGCACTATTGCAACACCTTTTGCATTTTCATGACCTTCTTTGGATGTTTTAATATCTCGACCACTGTCGTATACTACTGTTCCATCACCACTTGTATCAAGTGCTCCTTTAAAAATGTTAACACTAGTCTCGTCTTGTAGTACACTGTCACAATCATCAAATACGATTGTTTTGCCATTGTGCTCGTACAGTGCTTTAAACATCGCGGTAGGAGTAGATTTGCCTGTGATCTTGACAAAATCGTATTCTTCAGGTTGATTAACATCGTGCCCTTGATCGTACGGATTGAATTCTACGCGATTGTGACGCTTCATCACCTGCTTTAACGTGTAAGTGTTGTGCGTTACTGTATACCCTTCTGTTAAATATAGTGACTCAACATCTGAGACAGTAATACAAGTACATTCACCATCTTGTACTTGAGTAATATCGACAATGGCTTGTCCTCTAACATTCTTACGACGTTTTTTTGACTGCCATATATCTGCCTTTCTTGATAATCGAAATGGACAGTATTCAGGTGGCATTTGAAAGTTAATAGCCCAAGCATCGCCACTTGTACGCTTTTGCTTAGTAAGAGTAGCTTTGCGACCAAATGACTTAACTATCTCGTGAAAATCTTTAGCAAGAGTATCGCTAACAGTGTAATATATGCACACACCATTCTTGCCGATAGTACCATCTGTATCCATCATTCCTTGAATTAACGCATGACGTTGCTGAATACTACCGTAACGATATTGTTCAGGAATAAACTTTGTGTGACTGTCTTTGTTCGCCAGACCAAATGATTGTAATGCTTTTGATAGATGAACTCGATCTTCACCAAGAATACGATAGCTGTTGCTATTTTTAGATGAAAGATTGAGATGACCAAACGCCTTATGAAATTCACTATCATCCTCGTCGCCAACACTAATCAATAATGCATGATTGTCGATTCGAGTTAGACATCCATCTCCCAAGAAATAGCCTAATAGATAAGGGTCTATTTCTTGATCTTTTTCAGTGTGCTGAGCAGGTTGTGCGTATGGAATGAGATATCGCCACTCTGGCCAAATCTTATTGCCATTTTTAGTTGTCCCCTCTTCTCGCAGTCGTAATTTACGCTCCATTAATTGTTCTGTGGTCAGAACTCTCCAGCGACCTCCGTGCTTACGCTTTTTTGTATCTTTGCAAAACCACGATGTTTTGTCCCACACCTTCCATAAGTGATCTCGACCAGCAGGTAATATAGTACCATCCATCAATTTGATTTCAAACACCTCTTTTGTGCCTTGAGGGTGAACTTGAAGTACGACAGTCTCCTCGCCGTTTGCATTTAAAACCTTATCTCCAGCTTTAACTTCTCCGTGAGTAGTAAATCCATTTGGAGTATAGATTTTTGATGAGTTCAACATCTCTTTACCAACTCCACCCGTACCAAATGCAATAACTGACTTAGAAAGTCCAGTGGCACACATATCAAGAAATACATCATATGCATCCCAACGCTGTTCTACGTCAATTTGAGGAGCAGCCTGATCAATAATTTTTGGATCAACACTACGTTTTGGGGTAGGTGCTACTTTCGTTCCAATACCAAATTCCTTGGAGATCTGATGAACGCGAGAATAATTTGCTCCCGTTAAAGAAGCGATCTGCTTTTTGTCTGTCATTCCTAACTTAAACAACCCGCGAATCTTGGCACTTTGATTTGTGTTTGCATTGATAATGCTGTCAATTTTATCTTCAACGGAAACACTCTTTTTGTGCTTAACTGGTTTTTGCTCGTCAGTTTTGACATACACTGTTCTGCGATGACCTCTCTTATCAACAATTTGCTTACGTTGTAGCTTAGCAATGTCTTTCTTGGCTTTTTCAAGTACATCTTCATCAATTGCTCCCTCATTAAAAGATTTCTGTATCGCATTAATATACGTAGCAATATCCTTTTCAAGCCAAATGTGAGAGTAGCTTTTTTTAAGTTGTTCTAGAGTCGGCAGATCATTCTCTACGAACATTGATTTGTTTATATTGATGTTGAGCGTCGTAAATTCCATATGTGTAAGTTTTCGGTAAAAATAACAAACTTTTCAACGCAATAAAACAGGGATACAATAAAAAAAGAGTAGCCCCTGTAAGGAACTACTCACTCATCTGTGTCTAAGAAAAGTTCGCGATTACTTGGCGGTCATCTTCTTCTTGGAAGAAGCGCTCTTACGCGTGGTCTTTTTCTTAGGTGATGCGGCCTTGACGGCCTCAGCCACTGCATCGTTGTCGACAGGCGTAACCTCATCGGCCGCGCGTACCTTCATGCGGAGTTTGTACGTGGTGATTGTACTGTGGACAAAACTGTAGTGTGCTCCGATTGCACGGGCAATGTCTGCAATTTTCACTCCACAATCGTACAGGGCGCGCATTTTGGCGGACTTGGAGAGGGACGTATCTTCGATGATCGCAGTTTGCTCTTTAGTTGGCACAAACTCTTTTTCGACAGACGTTTCGCGCAGTTTCGCGATCACATCATCCAGGAGGTGGCTTTTCTTTTTGTTCACCATCTCAGTAACGTCAACACCGTCTTCTTGAGTGCTGTACTCTGTTTGTGTGGGAATACCCATTTCGGTTGCGAGGGTGCGGAGATCGGCTACTTTGAGTTTGCGTACTTCAGTGATTGTGATGTTTTTCATCTTCTTGTTGTTTAGTTGTTAAAAATGTTGTTGTTTAATTCCTGATATAAAGATCTGACTTATTTACCGTATAGGCAACAATTAAGTCAAATTTTTTCAATTTTTTTTCGACCATCTTTTTGGCCGCTTTTGTTGATATAAAGATACGCTAAGATCTCGTCGTAGGCAACAGTTGATTAAAATTTTTTTAAATTATGTGCAGAATTAACTTGGCACGACACGATAGTATAATGAGTCACTAACTTCATACTCCGAATACTCGTTGTCTTGAGGTGCTATTTGTTTAGTGTCTTTTTTATCTTTCATCCAAGGACTAACTGGATGGTCGTCTGCATATTTTAATCCTGCAGGAAGCTTAGGTCTCATTCCCCATATTTGATTTCTAATTTGCTGAGGTGTTGTTCTGCGCTTTGTTGATGCTACCTCGATATAATAATTATCGTTGATCTTTCTCACATCCTCAGTAACATCTCTTAATACATATCCATCACTATCAACATTAAGCTTGTCTAGTTCTTTGCCGAATCGTTCAATTTTATCCTCAAACGTTCCACCTCCTTTTTCTGAAGGAATATCTATTCCAAGATTGCCATACGCTAAGTGCACAGCATTCTCAACAGGACTTCCTGCGCGACCTGTTAATTTTTTAGCAGCTTCTTTATATGCTGGTGGTAATTGCTTTTCTCCTCCCTCAAACGACATAACATACATCCCTCTACGACGTACAACTAAACTTCCCGGCACTCCTGCATACAGATATGGAGCAACAAACACTTTTCCTTTATCCACTAAAGATTGCACGGTTTTGGGCCAGGTTGATTTGTCATCTATGTATGAATCAGGCTCAGCCTGTGCACCTCCATATATTCCACCAGAATGAATGGTATCAAGAAATTGCTGTTCACGCTTAGTTAGGCCTGTCTCAGTCTTCTGCTGTTTCTTCTTTTCAGGCTTTGGTGACGATGTTGTTTGTTTTGCTTTAACTCCTTTCGTCGCAGTATACACGTGACTGTAATGCATTCCAAGATCTTTGGCAATATCTGCCTTCTTATGTCCCAGTTCGTGCAGAATTCTCGCACCTTCACTTTTATTAACATATCCCTCGTCGATCATTCCATTGATCATTCCGCGCACATCTTCATCTGTCATCTGTACAACAAAACTCGGATCTTGTAATTCCTCGGCACCGGCCTGTGCCTCGTGACCTGCATGTTTAGCAATTGCGTCAAGAATAGGTACTGCTTTTGCACCTGCTTGTTGATTAACGTTTTTTGGACCTTCTTGTTGTGCAATCGTTTGAAGCTCTTGATTAATTACTTGAATTCGAGTGCCTATTAACGCTTTGCCTGCAGGAGTTAGGTTTTTAAGTTGTTTCGAAACATTGTTGAGGTCAGCTCTCATCTCTTCCAGTTTACCTTTAGATGCTGCTGTCACAAGTTTTGCAAAAGCACTGCTCGACATAGCGAATGGATGATCTTTATCATATACGCTTTTTAGTGTGCGCTTAGTAGACATGCCACTATCTGGATGAACAGGTACATACTGACCGGTTCTTTTTTGAGGCTTAGGACGCGATTTTTTGCGATGTGCTTGATTTCCAGGAACGTCAGGATCATTTCCAGGTGTATGTGTAATGTCTGACTCCAACATTGCAATCTTTTGCTTCAGGCCATCAACAACAGCCGGATCTTGCTGATATAGCGGCTTCTTTTGATAACTTGCAAGTTCTTTGTGAGCGCGATGTAGTTCATCATTCAGTGATGCGTTTTTCCCAGAAGTACTTCCTTTATAAGGACGCCACCCTTGAGCGGTCTTGATTACTTTTTTGCCACCATGAGTTGAAATGGTGCCAATAGGTTTTCCTTTGCCGCCCTTAATAATGTCGTCAGGATACAACACGTCATCTTCGTCTGAAGTATTGGAAAATGATTTGTAGATATTAGCGATGCGCTGTTTATTGATGTTGAGGATATCATCAAAATGATCCATGAGAATGGTATTTATATTAAACAATTATAATTTTGAAAGAGCTTTGGCATGACCATTTAACGACTGTCTCCAGTAATCGTCTGTTTTTTGTTCAATCCACGAATATTCGTCCGTATCTCTTAAATTACCAACTTTATTAGAATGCTGCTTGAATCGATTCTTCCAAGCATCAGAATCACGCTTAGGCTTTGTTTTTTTTATCGTAGAGCTTGTGTCTTTACCACTTTTATGAGCAGCAACGAGTTGATTTATAACATCAATACTAACGCCATGATGTTTAGCTGTTAATTCGACTTTTTGCCCATAAGTACGCTCAGATTTATCTTTGCTCTCAGTATGTGGTTTCCATCCTTGCGCAGTCTTTATCACTTTTTTACCACCGTGCGTACGAATCGTACCAACTGGAAGAGCTCTTGCTTTTTCAATGGAATCACCACCATCATCTTCGTTTGGTGAAGTGTTGATGAATGACTTGTAAATATTGTTGATTCGATTGCGATTGGTATTGAAGATTTCGTCAAAAGAACTCATTGTTAATGTATTTTGTGAAGTTAAAATGCGAACAGTAAAGCTCATAAAAAAATACACAAAAATCAATTAGGGCTAATTAATTAAATTTGAGATTAACTCATCGCTATATAAAAATCTACTCACTATGTCTCGAGCACTACTATCTTCTCTTATGTATTTATTTTCTTGAAGAGCTTCTACTATAATGTCGAAAAGAACTTCCTTCTCCCACTCAAAGAAAAACACATTGACTATTGAGCGAGTGTCGAGTGATGTTCTTCGATCAGTTGGAAGGCGAGTATCAGATTGTAATGCGAAAAATGAATGTCGATTTTCATTATTGGTCGTATTGTGTTCTATGAAGTCTTTATACGACTTAAACCAATTAGGCTGCTGAAGAATGAATTGTGTGACATTATGTTCTACCTCATCTAGATCAAAATGATTCCTCATGCCGTACAGCGCAATTGTGTGTTTGACAAATGCATGTATGACGCCTTGATGATACTTGGCACAACTTTCATATATCAACTCTGAACGACCTGCAGGATTCTCTAGTATACGAAACTCATTATCGCCTGTAATATCACCACCATCATTGTCAGAAGGAATGCTGTAATGAAAAGATTCATCATCACCTAACACAAAGCCATGCTCCCTTTCACTAGAGAACACTCGAGTCATTGCTTTAAATGGCGGTCTTTGATTTAATCCGTCACGTTCGCTCATTGATGCGTCAATGAATCTGCAACGATTATTGGGCTGCATTGTAAATTGGCCGTTATCGAGTTTAATGAAGTTAAACGACTTATGTTCGGGATGATCTTCACTAAGGCCTGTATTGAGAATGTCATTTGTATTTCCGGCACAACTGTCAACAGTAAATAAGTATTCGCCACTCAATCTCTTATCGTCATTGAATTGCACAAAAGTACTGCTTCCTTTAATGAAGTCAATAACATGGACGTTTATGTAATAGCTGAAACAGTCCCATAATTGTAATTCGTGCTGAGGCAGATGTGCTATTTGTTGTATGGTGTCTTTCCATCGAAACGCAGCTATTGGCAACTTATCGTACAGTGCGCTATATTTGGGAATCCATGCACTAAACTGAAACGAACGGCCTGGAATACTTTTGATATTGACAATGAGACAATCTAATGCCTCGTGCTTTTCGTCAAAAGTGCCATCAAGATATGATTTGAGAACCTTTGCTCTTATAATTGGAATATTGCTATTTAAAAAAGCCATATTATTTGTTTTAAACGACGAAGGGAGAAATTAACATTTGCTAATCCTCCCTTCGTTAAACCTAAACAGACGTATGAAAAAACTTACCTATGACGTATACGCTTTACAGGTGTTTGTTGTTCTCCTTCACACTGTCTTTGAGACGGCGAGAAGACTTGAACTTAACCATGTGAGTGGCACCTACTTCAATTTCTTCTCCTGTATGAAGGTTGCGTCCTTTACGGGCCTTACGAATGAGAATGTTGAATTGACCGAGACCGTCAATGGCAAGGTTATTGCCTTCTGCCAGGTTTTCGTTGATCGAGTCGACAAATGCATTGAT